ATGACCGTATTCAGGCAGCCGTACTGGCACGACGACCAGGCAGCCATCTACCACGGCGACGCCCGCCAGGTGCTCTCGGAGATGCCCGCAGGTTCGGTGGACTGCATCGTCACCAGCCCGCCGTACTGGGGCCTGCGCCACTACTGCGAAGGCCAGTACGGCCAGGAGCCCACGCCAGAGGAGTATGTCGGCAACCTGCGGGCAACCTTCGCCGAGGCCCGCCGGGTGCTCGCCGACGATGGCACGTGCTGGCTGAACCTGGGCGACTGCTACGCCGCCAACTCCGACGGCTGGGCCCGAGGCAAGACCTACAACCGTCGGCAGCCGGAGACACGGCCCAAGGCCCGGCTGGCCGTACCACCCAAGAACCTGCTCGGGATGCCCTGGCGGGTCGCCTTCGCCCTGCAAGAGGACGGCTGGATCCTGCGCAACGCCATCATCTGGCACAAGCCCAACGCGATGCCGCAGTCCGTCCGCGATCGGCTGTCCAACCGATATGAGTTGATCTTCCTGTTGGTCAAGCAGCGGACCTACTGGTTCGACCTGGACCCGATCCGCGAGCCGTACACAGGGGATCGCCCGATCACCAGAAGGGCGCGCTCCGGCGGCACCAAACCGAACAGCATCACTACCGCCTGGCCACCAACCGGCAAGTACGGCATGACCTGCAACGGTGCGGCAGGCCACCACCACGGCACGGCAATGCGGCCCACCGGGGAACGGCACACCACCTGCCACACCAGTGGCCGCAACCCTGGGGACGTCTGGCCGATCCCCACCCGCCCGCTACGGGCAGCGCACTTCGCGGCCTTCCCGATCGACATCCCGCTCAAGGCGATTGCCGCCGGCTGCCGCCCCGGCGGCAAGGTGCTGGACCCGTTCATGGGCAGCGGCACCACCGGCATCGCCGCGCGGCAACTCGGCCGGAAGTTCCTCGGCATCGACCTCAACGCCGCCTACTGCGACCTCGCCCGTACCCGGCTTCTCTCAGGGAACCCGTACTCGGCTCAGGGGGCCACGTCCCATGCCGGCGCACCAGGTTGTCCTCCGGGCGGCTGTCCGATTCCCGATGGCGAAAACGAGGAGGGCGCTCCATGAGGCCGCTGACGCTCGCGGAGGTGCAAGCCCTGCCGGCCGTCGTGCCCCTCCTGCTGGCCGCTCGCGCTCTGGGCCTGAGCAGGAACACCGCCTATCGCCTCGTCCAGCGAGAGGAGTTCCCCTGTCGCGTCATCAAGGTCGGCGACACCTACCGCGTGCCGACCATTGAGCTACTCGTCCTGATCGGCGTGGACAGGGAGAACGTACGGAGCGCCTTCGGCTCCAGCGCTTGATGTCCGGCTCATGAGGCGCTGGACGGAGCGTTGAGCGAGTACCGCTCATCTGGGTCACAGCCGACGGGTGGAGCGGCTAGGTTGCCGCTCCACCCTCTGGTGCATGGCGGCATGACGCTGGAGGCGAACCTCGCCGACCCGCAGCGCCACGCGAACGACTTCACCCAGCGCCGTGGATCACTGTCCTGGATCCGGACGGCGAGATGATCGGATGCGTCTATCCCTCACGCAGCGACGACCACGACGCTGACGTGCCCTCCTGGGTCCGGTACGCAGCTTCGGGAAGAGCCTGAGGCTGCGTACCGGTTGTATGGGCTCTCAGACGAGCAGGAGGAGGACGCGTTCGGCCTGGTGGTTCAGAGCACCTGGCGCGGGACCCTTACGATCGCCACCCATCCGCCCGACCCTCGCTTTGAACGATCCGAAGCGGGCGGCCCGGTGATCAAGGTGCCCAGAAGAACTTTTTTGAACCTGTCAGTGACCCGTGGAGGCGTCCAGAGCCACGGTCAAATGACGGTCAAACGATCAAGGGCCTGACCGCTGTCTCCACCGGACCCGGGGCGATTCACTGCGATCTCGTTCGCATGTGACGACACACCTCGGTCTGCGGCGGATCCGGACGCCCTGTCATGATCGGTATTGCGTGTTAGGGGTAGCGCGAATGTGGATAGTCATCCTGCGTGACAGATGGTTTCTGATGATCACTCCGCGTGAGTGGGTTGCGAGCCATTGGCGGAGTGTCAACGACGCATGTTGACCCGGATGCCATGGAGCACGGTGGGGTGGAACGAACTGACCCGGTCGCGGCGCTTTAGTTCATTGAGCAGTTCTTCGGTCCCGTCCAGTTCCTTCAGCTTCGGACGGTGGCCGCCAACTCTGGTGAGCGGTTCGTACTCGTCGCCGAGCGCCAAAAGAATCTGGTTCAACACCGGTAGCTCGATGTCAGGGAGGTGGGGTTCCAGCAGACTCAGGATGTGCTCGGCGGGCGCTCCGGCTTCGCTGAGCTTGACCAGGAGATCCACCGAGACCGTGTTGCCCTTGGCCGCCCACTCGCAGATCGCGATGGCACCCTGCTGGGACAACCGGCCGTGTATGTACTCCGCGTCATCGGCGATTGCCCGCTTGACGGTTGGTGCCACACGCCGACTCCGCATGAGCTTGGGCAGGTCGTCGCTCGATAGCGGTAGTTCACACACGTAGGACGCCAGGCTTTTGGACGCCGCGAAGTACTCCTCGCGGACCGCGAACGGGCTACCGCCCACACGCGCATATGTCTCGGCGGCATCGGGCACCAGTTCGGCAGCCAGCAGTGCCGGGAGCAGCTTGAGCCCGGCGCCGGTCAGGCGTTCGGGATCCAATCCGTTAGCGAGCTCGAGCTGCTTCACCAACCGGACCCTCGCTGCCGAGTCCAGGTTCTCGGCATGTGTCAGCGCATACCCGAGGTCGTACCTGGACTCCTCCTTCACCTCCTCGACCTCGGTGAAGTCGATGCTGTTCAGGTTCTTCACCAGCTCCTCGCGGACGCCGAACTTTGCTACGAACTGGCTCACGTTCCAGGCGGTAGGCGCGAACCGGCTCGCCGACATCACTGCAGTCCATGCCGTTTCGTCGAGGTCATCCAGGTCGGCTACCTCGCACGTCTGCGACGCGCCCTTCACAACCGGCAGCACCGCCGATTCGGCGGCACCGGCGACGTCATTCAGCACCGCGACGAACTCCTCCGAAGCTCCGACGGTCACTTCGCCCTCCTGGCGGGCATGGAGGTAGCTGTCCATGTTGTTGAGGATGTGCTCGTAGACGGTCGCGTTGATCGCCTTCACCACGTCGAGGGCTAGCGGGGTGCCTTCACTGAGTGCCGCGGACAGGTTCGCTCTCGTGACCGGGTACAGGCTAGCCGTGACCACCGCCTCACGCTGTGCGTCCCCCAGCACTGTGAGGTCGCCGACCTGGGTGCCGAGACGACGAACCAGGACCACCAGGTCAGCCGCCGTTGATGCCTCCACGGTGCCAACAAATGCCTGCATCTGGGCGTAATGCTCCGAGAGGAACTCTTCCACCCGGTCGGATGAGTCGTAGTCCACGTCTCGATCAGCGCTTTGGACAGCGGCATCGACGAGCTCAACGGCCGCCAGGAGATCGAACGGGGCTTTCTCGACCAAATGGACGAACACGCCCTTCCAACGAGGAGCCAGTTGGCTTACGAAGACCGCCCTGGACTCGCCGTCCATGAGGTACATATCGATGAAAGAGGAGTCGGTCTCGGCGCGCATGACGAGCTTGTCGAGAGCCTTATCAAGCAGTTCGGGATGCATGGGCAGGTAGTGGTTGAAGACCTCGAGGTTGAAGACGCTCTCGCCGTCGAGGAAGCGAGCGCCCATTTCCTTCTCAACCGCGTCGATGGAGGCAGCCTCGTCGAACCGGAAGCGGTGGTCTGCGCGGTCGGCCTGGACGCAATGGAGGATGAAATTCATGGCGCTGACGCTGATAGCGATGCCGTGGTAATCCGAGCAGTACAGAGTGAAGTTCTCGTCGATGTAGCCCTTGGCAAGGAGGTCGTGGGCCATGGGCGACACGAGGTCGGCAATGATGGCATCGAGGTTGCGCTCCACGCCGCCGTCGGTGGGCATGGTTAGGTCAGTCCTGGCCATGAGCTGCGCCATCGTGGCTTTCGCAACGAAGTCCTTCGTCTCCCGCGCGGCCCGGGAGGCGCGCTGGAGACGTGGGACATCGGCATCGACCAGCGCAGCGGCTCCATCCCCGACCAGCGCGATCACGTCATTGAACGACAGGGTGCTGCCACTGTATCCGGGTTGGCTAACGTGCACCTCTTTGCGGGTCTCGTGTAGCAACCTCCAAAAGTCGCCGGATGTAAGGGCTGCGAGCGCATAGCTCTTCGACTGGTACTGAAGGACCGGCTCGCCACCACCCCGCCACGCTCGGTGAACAATCTGCAGCACCTTTTGGAGCCGTTCGCCGGCGGCCTTCGCGTGCTTGTCCCACAGGGCGTTCGACGCAATCCGGTCTAGCGCCTCCTTGCTGACCGCTGCCTGGTGGCCCGCCTGATACGTGACCATGTCGCGGAAAGCCCGGTGGGCTTCGTCAATCTTGCTCGTGCCCAGCCGGATGGCCTCGAAGTCCTCCAGATGCAGGTTCTTGTAAACCATCATCGCGAACAGCCGGTCCGCGGTGAGGCCCTTGAGGCCCCTCTCTCCCAGGACCGCGGTACGGTAGATCTCGAACTCATTCCGGATGTTGCGAATCAGGCGCATGTCAGTCAGACGCCCGCCAACCAGATTCACCAGCGCAGCCGAAGGCCGCTCATCCGATTCGGCGAACTCCGCCATCAACAGATCCCTCGCCGACCGGTGCGTGATGAACGGAACCATCGGGACAACCAGGTCGAAAAACTTTGTCCTGTTCGCCGACGGGGCGGACTCCAGAGCGGACGCACGAAGCGCTGCCGCATCGGCATCCGCATCGCCGTCCGGGGCGCCATCGACTCTGAGTTGCTCGAAGATACTGTCGCGGACCGCATACACGAACCGAACCGGCCGTGACCTGATCTGCTCGGAGTTGTTCAAGACGGTGTTCAGTTCGCGTAGCGTCTCGAAGATGTGAGGGTCCCCGAACCGGTCCAGGTCCTCAAAAGATCGCAACCTGGGTGCGCGTCTTCTGGAAGAAGTAGACGATCTCGTCGAGGTACTCATCAAAATACGAGTTTTCTTTGGCTCTCAGCGTGACGGCCGCTCCGCCCGCGGAGACGCTCTCCACGCGCACTCGGCTTTGCAGAGCACGCAAACCAAGAAAGCAGATCATCCCCAGGAACACGCCGAGCCCAGCGACGATGACCCACGGAACCCAGTCATGACTGGTGACCATGGCCTGGGGTCCCACCTTCTTCACGCGCTCCACCAGCCCGAGCAGGACCGCGACCACAAAGGACCCTACAGCGGCCAGGGCGCTCCAGACCGCAGCCCGCCAGGGCCTGAACGAGTCGATACGGAAGTACCTCGACCCCGGCATGTCCGCAGGGGCCTTCCGGTAGAGGAACTGCTTGACGATCTCCTTCTGGATGAGGTTCGTCAGTGGAGCGGGGGTGGTGTCATCCTGGATGCGCGCCCGCTTCGTGTCGCCTACGCCCAGGCTCGACAGCGACAGGTTGACCCAGCTGATCTTCCGCTTATCCAGCTCCTCCTGGACACCGCGAATAACACTGCTCTTTCCGCTGCCGTAGTGCCCCGCGAGGGCGATATTCCTCGCGGCGTTCGCCGACTTGTCGGTCAGAATCTTGAGGAGGACCGCCGCGTGCCGCCCATGCAGGTTTTTTTCATACGTGGGCCCGAGACTCCGCAGGACCGGCACGTCGGGCTGTGATGCGGGCTGCCGGGCCGGGAGCACTCGTGACATGGACGGAATCTTATGCCCGGGTTGCGCAGTTGGTGGGCACACGTGATGCCGAATCCGGGGCATGAGCTGGGCGAACGTCGGCAGGGTCGGGAGGGGGCATGTGTCCAACACCCTGCCGACCGGTTTCGATCCCATGGGCTGGCTGGTGTGTGCCTCTCCTGCGTTGCCCGGCGCCGTTCATGACGCGACCGTCGTCTTGATCGACGTCTTAGCCGCCGCTCCACGTGATGACCTTCCCGGACAAGGCTTATTAGGGTGCGGCACGATCCGGGCGCCGTTCAAGCGGCGGCGACATCGTCCGGGCTGTCGCGTGGGCAAACCGTGCTCATGGGCAGCGTCCTCGGTAGCTGCTCCTTGCTTTGAACCACCAGAGACGGCAGACCGGCACCAAATCAGCGATCAAGGTGCCCAGGAGAACTCGTTTGAACCCGTCACGACCCCATGGAGGCGTTCAGAGCCACGGTCAAATGACGGTCAAACGATCAAGGGCCTGATCGCTGTCTCCAGCGATCAGGCCCTTGACCTGCTACTGCACTGTCGGGGTGGCGGGATTTGAACCCACGACCTCTTCGTCCCGAACGAAGACACCGCCGCAGGTCAGAACACCTGGTGGTGCGGTCTACCTGCGGAAACAGTCTCCTGGTGTCGGCTGATGTCGGCTGGTGTCGGTCAGTCGTGACGCACGGGTGACGCACGATCAACGAAACCGGGGGCCGCTACAGAACGTGACCCCGCTCATGCCACAGCCCCGCCCCCGTCACAGCAACGGGAGGCGGGGCTGACGCGTGTCACGACCGGAATCAGGACGGGCGGCCGAACTGATACACCTCGGCATCCGGCTTGTCATTCCCCTTCGTCTCCAAAGCGCGAGCAGTATGCAGGGCGACGACCAGATGATGTCGCACGTAAGGCGACAGGCTGTCCATCTCCATGATGCGGCGCTCGTCCGGGTCGGCGTACAGGCTGCCCTCCGGCTCCTCGCCGAGCTCCTTCTCCCGCAGAACCGCCCGAAGGTCATCCGTCGACAGGCGGCGGGCCACCTGGATGAGCGTGGCACGAAGCTCGTCGTCCGGCAGTAGTGACTCCTCCCGGCCGACCGTCCCCTGCGCTTGCATGGACAGCGACGGCAGGCCTCCCGGCTGCGGCGCCTCTTCAAGTTCGCCGCCGGCGAGCGCGCGGCCGATCGCGCCTGGCGCGAGCTGGTAGGCCTGCTCAAGAGTGGCGATGGTCGATGGGGTGAAGGTGTCTCGTTGTGCTGTCTCGATGTCGCGGATGAGCCCCAAGTTCAGGCTTGCCTCTTCGGCGAAAACCTTGCGGGTTGCGTAGCGGGGGTTGAGCCGGGCGCGCCTCTCGATGAGTAGGCGGCCTAGGCGTTCCCACGCTGGTCGCGTCTGGGCGTCCACCGTGACCCTTTCGTCAGGGAATGTCCCGTTTGGCTGTCATACGACTAGCCCACATCTAACCGTAGCTGACGCAGGTTAACCCGTCTATGACCGGGGCTGACGTCTCCTGACTTCATTACTGCCTCACAAGCCCCTGTCATTGTCAGTTGCAGCGGTCCAAACTCAGATCGCATCAGATGGACTGACCAAAACGCTTGTCATATGACTTCATCTGAGCCAGACTGCGGGCATGGCTCTTCAAAACGGCCCCGCAATCCGGGCTATCCGGCGAAGCGCAGGCCGCACCCAAGTGGACATCGCAGAAGCCGCGGGGATCGACCAGAGCTACCTGTCCCTGCTCGAAAGCGAGAACCGCACCGCATCCCCCGACGTCATCAAGGCGATCGCCGACGCGCTCGGCGTCCCCGCCGAAATCCTCCACCGCCCCGACCGCGAGCAGCAGGTCGCCTGATGGCCGCCCGCAGGAACGCTCCAAAGGCGCCGCTGCTGCACACCATCCTCGAAACCGCCGAGCTGCTCCGCTGCGGCAGAGACAAGGTCTACGAGCTGATCGTCGACGGCGACCTCGAAGCCGTCGACATCGCCCGCAAGGGCAGCAAGCGCACCCACCTGCGCGTACCAGACGCCTCAATTCAGGCGTACATCGCCAAGCTGCCCCGCGTACTCACCCCATGACATGCAGCAGGGCCCGGCCACGCCCGGCCAGGCCCCGCAACGAACGCATCCACCACAACCAAAGGACGCGACCGTGACCACCATCCTCGCAGAACCGACCACCACCGTCACCAGCGTGCCCGGCGTGCTGTACGCCGCCGCCGACCACCTGCAGACGCTCCGGCACGCCCGCGTCGGCAGCCTCGAAATCCACCAGGCGCTCCACGCCGCCGGCACCACCGTCGAGCAGGCGCAGGACGCCCTCAACGCGCTGCACGCCCGCATGCCAGCCCGGTACGGCCTCAACCGGACGGTGTGGCGTCTCCACCGCGACGAGGCGGCCTCGCTGCTCCGCCGGGCCGCCGACATGATGCACCCTCCCGCCGTCCGTGCGGCCCGCGTCGCGGCGGTGCTGCGGACCGCCGCCCGGTATGTCGCCCAGCCGGTCAACGCCTCCCTGCCGGACGCGCTCCGCACCGTCACGCGGGATGAGCTGCTGGTGGGGGAGGCGGTTGAGGCGCTGGCCCGCCGTCTGCGTTGCCACCCGCGCGACGTGTCGATGTGGGATCGCAGGCGCACCCGCGCGCAGGTGGGTGCCGCGCTGGCTGACGCCGCCCTGCTGGTGGAGCACGACGCTGCGGCGGTGACCCGATGACCGCGAAGGAATACATCATCCGGGCCACGCACGACTACGAGTACAAGGTCACGGCCGAGAGCGCCGACGAAGCCGCGCAGATGATGAGCGACGGCGAGAACATCGGCCCCGGCAACTGCGTCGGCTACGGGATCGAAGCGGTGGTCTCCGCCGACAAAGCTGGCTACTACTGGGACTTCGACCAGGACGAACGCGCCATGTGCGGGGAGTGCGGCCACCTGCTCTACGACGGGCACACAGGTCGCCGCTACTACGACCGCAAGGCGCGGTCGAGCAAGTGGCCGAACGCGTGCGACGAGTACGGATGCGACTGCCTCAACGGCGCTGAGCCGGTCACCGAGCAGCCTGCGGCGGTGTCCTCCTGATGTCCACCGCCAACATCCTGCGCCGAGCCGCCGACCTCATCGAGAGGGGCGAGAGCGGCACCCCCGCCTCCGCGTTGATGTCCGCCGTCTACGACGTGACCGACAGGTGGGACCACCAGCTCTTCGACAAGGCCCGCCTCGCGCTGGCCACCCACCTCAACTACGCGACCGACCGCGACCCCAGCCGCGACCTGCGCCGCTGGTCGCAGCTCCGCACCCCCGCCCAGATGGCCACCCAGATGCGCGCCGCCGCCGACGCGTCCGAAAGAGGTGCCCCGTGATCGCCCTCGACCTGCACGCCGACCTGCTCGTCTCCGCACCCGAATGGGAAGACGGGCAGCCCGTCCGCATCCTCCACACCCACCCCGCACTCGACGGCGTCGCCGTCCGCTACCAGGACGTGCACGCCCACCACCACGCCCACGACGTCGTCGTCGAGGTCGGCTTTCACCTCGACCTCATCTCCGGCGGATACGGCAGGGCCGCCTGATGACTGGACCCGAGCACTACCAACGAGCCGAGAACCTCCTCAGGGACCTGACCAAAGCCGAATGCAGCATGAGCGGCCGTACGGACCAGGTCGCCATGGAGCGGACGCTGGCGAAGGCCCAGGTACACGCGACGCTCGCCCTGGCCGCCGCCACCGCGCTCAACGACTACCCAGAAGGCGCCCCGATCGCTGACATCAGGGCATGGCGGGCAACTGCGGGCACGCCCGAGGAGGGCACCCGATGACCCGCCCCTGCCAGGTGGGCCGGTGCAACCGGCACGACGCCACCCGCCGCCCCGGCGCCGTCTACGCCTGCACGCGCTGCTGGGCCGTGGTCGAGCGGCTCGCCGCCCAGCACCTCGCAGCCAGCACGGGAGGCAGGTCGTGAAGGCCACACCGAAGAAGCCCGCCAGCAGCAAGCCCGACCTGCCGTGGCTCGACCCCACCACCACCAACACCCGCGTCTGCTCCTGCGGCGCACCCAACTGGGGCACCGCCACCACCTGCCGCAAGGGGTGCACATGAGCCGGCCCCGCACAACATGCCCCGTCTGCGGCCGCAACATCGTCAAGCGCAAGAACGGCAGCCCCGTCTCGCACTACCCGCCGCCCGGGCGCAGCGACCTCGCATGCGGGGACGACCCGCGCGCCCACTGCCGTGGCAGCCACCCGCAGGAGACAGCCCGGCCGAGCGTGCGCGGCGGCGCGCAGCTCACCCCCAACGACGAGGACACCTACCGCGAGGAGCAGAACGACCGTGACTGACCACAAGGTAGACGTCCACATCGCCCGGCTGCAGCCCGGCACCCTCGTCGACGTCGTCATCAAGGGCGTCGAATTCGCCTACGAGCGCACCATCGACCACAGCACCGGCACCTTCTCCATCCGTGATGAGCACGGCCGCCGATACATCATGCCGCCCCAAGCCGCCATCACCCGGGCGGGCGAGGCCAGCACCGACGACCGCATCGCCGCTGCCCTCAGGGTGCTCGACGCGATGGAGTACGACGGCCGGCTACAGCCGTATGTCGCCGCCGCCGTCCGCAAGGAGGTCGGCCTTCCACCGAGGCACTGGCCGCCGCAGCCTGGCGACGTCTGGGACGACGGGTTTCCGTCCGGCTTCATCGCCTCCCAGTGGTTCGCCCAGGCCATCACACGGAACGGCGGACCCGCCGAGATCGTGATGGTGCCGGTCGAACGCGGCCCGGAGGACGCGGAGGTGAAGACGCCCGAGGAGCTCATGGCGGACGCCATCGAGCTCACGCTGGTCTACCGCAAGGACGGCGGCCAGTGACCGCCCTCGCCGACGCACCCGCCATCGTCCCCGGCGTCTACGACATCCCCGAGGCCGACTACCACCGCGACCCCGTCCCTGGCCGCTCGCTGTCCAGCTCGGGCGCGCGGAAGCTCCTGCCGCCGTCCTGCCCCGCCAGGTTCCGGTGGGAGCAGCTCAACCCGCCTGGCCCCAAGAAGACGTTCGAGATCGGGAGCGCCGCGCACAAGCTCGTGCTCGGCGCCGGCCCCGACCTCGTACTTGTGGACAAGGCGCGGTGGGACGACAAGGAGACCAAAGCCGAGGTCGCCGACATCCGCGCACGCGGCGGCATCCCGCTCAAGCGCACGGAGTGGGACATGGTCCACGGCATGGCGGCAGCTCTGCGCCGTCACACCGACGCCCGCACCCTGCTGTCACCCGACCGCGGCGACCCGGAGCAGACCCTGCTCTGGCCGGACCGGGAGACAGGCGTGTGGCGGCGGGCGCTGCTCGACCACCTCCCGCACAACACCAGCCGGCGCATGGTCATCGCCGACTACAAGACGACGACCAGCGCCAACAAAGCCGCCATTACCAAGGCGATCTTCAACTACGGCTACCACATCCAACTCGACTGGTACCGCGACGGAATCGCGTCGCTCGGCATCGACGGAGACCCGGCCATGTGCCTCGTCTTCCAGGAGAAAGAGCCGCCCTACCTGGTCAACATCGTCCAGCTCGACCGCGAAAGCCTCCAGCTCGGACGCGAACTCAACCGGCGAGCCATCGACCTCTACGCCGCCTGCGCCGCCACCGACACGTGGCCCGGCTACAGCAACAAGATCACCCTCATCGAAACGCCGCCGTGGGCGGCCACCGCGCTCTACGAGGAGTCCATGTGAGCAGCCCCAACACGCCCGCCACCATCAACCTGCCCGCCCCGTCGCGCGTCGGCCAGGCCACCGCCGTCGAGCAGTCCCGCGCCGTCGCGGAAGTGCACGCCGCCATGGTGATGGCCCAGCAGGTGCCGCGCAATCTCGACCGCGCCGTGGCCGAGATGGAGCGGTCCTGCCGCCAGATGGAGATGGCGTCGCGGGCGTTCTACTCCTTCCCCCGAGCCGGGGGAACCGTGAACGGGCCGTCCATCCACCTCGCCCGCGAACTCGCCCGCTGCTGGGGCAACATCCAGCACGGCCTGCACGAGATGCGCCGCGACGACGAAGGCCACCAGTCCGAGATGCAGGCCTTCGCCTGGGACATCCAGACGAACACCCGCATCGCCCACACGTTCATCGTCCCGCACAAGCGCGACGCCCGCGGCAGTGCTCAGGTCCTCACCGACATGCGCGACATCTACGAGAACAACGCCAACAACGGCAGCCGGCGCGTCCGTGAGGCCATCTTCGCCGTCCTCCCGCCCTGGTTCGTCGAGCGCGCCAAAGAGCTGTGCAACGAAACCATCGCCGCAGGCCGCCAAGGGGAGACGCTGCCGCAGCGCATCGACGAGGCCATCAAGGCATTCGCCGGCGGCGGCATCACCCAGGACCAGCTAGAGCGCAAGCAGGGCAAGCCCGCGACGGCGTGGACCGCGCACGACGTCGCACAGCTCGAAGTGCTCTTCAAAAGCCTGCGCCGCGGCGAGGTCACCCGCGACGAGGCGTTCCCGGCCAGCGAGCAGCCGGTCACGGTCGCCGAGATCGCCACCCCCACACCGCCCGCACCGCAGCAGCCGGAAGCCCAAGACGCCCCGGCCGCCGAGCAGCCGCAGGTTCCGGCTCAGGCCGCCCACCCCGACCGGCTCCGCGAGATGAACATCCTGTTCACCGACACCGGCATCACCACCCACACCGGCAAGGGCTCCACCGCCGCCAACGACGCCGCGCGCTTCGCGTGGATCGCCGAACACCTCGGCGTAACGGTGACCTCAACGAAGGACCTGACCGCCGACCAAGCGGACCAGGCCATCACCCGGCTCACCGCAGCCAAGGTCGAGGCCGCCCAGCGCCGGACGGAAACCGAGCGGCACATCGGCGAACTGTTCGACGGACTCACCCCCGCCCTGTCCGGCGCCGAACGACTGCACGACCTGGGCCGGCTGTTCGGCCGGGAGATCGGCGCGCCGCGCGACCTCACCAACGTCGAGGTGGACGACCTCGCCGAGCTCCTCACCGACTGCCAGGGCCAGACCGCCGCATGGGATGTCGCCGTCACAGCCGCCGAAGCAGCGCGGCGACAGGTGGTGTGAGATGGGCCGCCACCGCACCGCCACACCCGTATACCCCGGCCTCATCCGCCGGACCTGGCGCCGCCTCCCAAAGCCGTTCCGCGCCCGCGTCTGGGAGCGGCGGCAACGCTGGCGCGCCTGGCTCGACCGCCGGCACACCCCCGCCGGGGAGTGGGACGCCCACCTGCCCAAAGACGCATCCAACTGGGCCGACGACTGGCTGTGGGGGTCAGTCGGTGTAGCTGCCGCCCTCCGCACCCGCCGCCAACAGCGCGGCGACCTCCTCCCACCACACCACCGCAACCCTCCGAAGGGGACGCCGTGACACCGACCCTCACCTCGGACGGGCACCTCGACTGCGACCTGTGCCCGGCCCGCTACGACCACACCATCGTCGTCGACCACCCCGAGTTGACCCCCCGCCAGCAGCTGCGGCAGGCCGCAGTCCGCGCCGGCTGGAAGCAGACCTCGGCCGGGCTGGACGTGTGCCCGGACTGCGGCGACGGCGAGGCGGCGATCCTCATCCCGGGCTGGGCGATGTTCTGGACGCCGGAGCACGCCGTCGTGCCGCTGGTGTCGCCGGATTTGGAGGCGGCGGCCGCCGTCCTGGCCGCCCTGCTGGATCCGGAGGCGACGGTCGTCATGCCCGCCCTGGTGAAGCACAAGGCCGCAGCATGACGCCTCCCGCCGCCCCTGCCCCGGGTGGCCCTCCTCAGGCCGTACAGGCCCAGCCACACACCTCGAAGGACACAGCCATGACCATCACCAACGAGCGCCTCGCCGAGATCCGCGACCTCAACGTGGACTCCTGCTCCGCCGACGCCCCGCACAACCCTGACGTGTGGGCACTGGAGTCCGCGCGCAAGGACCTCCTCGCCGAGGTGGATCGGCTCCACGGCCAGCGGGACCGGCTGCTCGCCCTGCACGAGTACGACGAACTCATCTTCGGCGGCTTCATCTGCACCCACTGCACGCCCGACGACACGGACGACCCCGACGACAACGTGTACTGGCCGTGCCCGTCGCTGCTCGCCGTCGGCGTGGACAACGACGAGGGCAACACCATCATCCGCGCCCGCCGCGCCGAGATCGCCCGCAAGGCCGCCCAGGAAGCGGGCGCGTGATGACCGTCACCGCGCTCAACCTGGCAGCCAGGCCCGTCCTCCTCCGAGCCGCCAACCGGATCGTCGAAACCGGGCTCGCCCACAACGACTACACCACCCCCGCCCTCAACCCAGACCCCGACACCTGGCCCGTCGACCCGATGGGCGCCATCGCCGACGCCTGCGGACTCCCAGCCCGCGCCTGGGAAGACGACCGCATGCACCACCCCGCGCTCGTGCACGCCTGCGAAGCCGCCGACCTGCTCGTCACCCACCTCGGCCTCGACCCGGCCAAGGCCTACGACGAAACACTCGGCGCCTGGTCCGACGAGCACACCGTCGAACACGTGGTCACCGCCATGCGCAACGCCGCCCGAGAGGAGACCACGTCATGAACGAACGCGACCTCACCGTCTACCGCACCACCAACGCCGACGTACTCAAGCGCTGGCATGAGACGGCCAAGGCCCGCGAGGCGTGGGGCGAGCAGATGAAGGCGTTCCTCGCCGAGCACGGCTTCGGCAAGCGCCAGGTCTGGACGATCAACATCACCGGCTACATCGCAGGCATCGAGCACGACGACGGCGACGTGCCGGAAGGGTGGCGCATCGACCGGTACGGCCGTCTCGTACCCCGGCGTAGCACCAAGGCGGGCAAGGCGATCGCCGCCAAGCTCGACGCTCTGCGCCAGCCCGACCCGCGCGCCAGCCTGCCCGGCATGCCGGGCGAGTGCCTCGTCAGCCTCGCCCTGCTCACCTGCGGGCTACGGGTCATCGACGACGCCCTGTTCGCAACGTGGAGTCAACCGATCCCCGAAGAGCGGGTGGACCTGGACATCTGGGAGCGGATCAAGCTCTCGGAGTATTACGCGGCGATCGAAGCCGACGACGAGCAGGCGGAGGCGACGCTGTGACGCCGCTCGCAATCACCGCCGCCACCGTCTGCCTCGCAGCAGCCGCCATCGCCGCCGCCAAACTCGCCAGGCCCGCACTCCTCCACCGCAAAGCCCTCCGGCTCGACCGGCAGGTACGGGCCGCCAAACGGCAGCAGATCAGGATCAACGTCGCAGGACGGCTCGCCGCCGACAGCGACGCCTGGCAGCGCTTCCTCGCCTCGCATGAAGAACTCCGGCCCGACCGGCACGGCGGCAACTGATGCGCCACCTCGCACCGCCGGCCACGCCCGCCACCAGCCAGCAGGAGACCCGATGACCGCCATCGAATGGACCGACCGCACCTGGAACCCGACCACCGGATGCGACCGCGTCTCAACCGGCTGCGACAACTGCTACGCCCTCACCCTGGCCAAACGGCTCAAGGGCATGGGGTCGGCGAAGTACCAGCGCGACGGCAACCCGCGAACCTCCGGTCCCGGCTTCGGACTCAGCGTCCACGCCGACGTCCTCTCCATGCCGTTCACCTGGACCACGCCGCAGATGGTGTTCGTCAACTCGATGAGCGACTTGTTCCACAAAGACGTCCCCGAAGAGTTCATCGCCCGCGTGTGGACCGTCATGGCCAATACGCCGCAGCACACCTACCAGATCCTGACCAAGCGGCACGACCGCATGCGCTCCATCGTCCGCCGGATCGCCTGGCGCTCCGCGACCACCGAGGAGCGGCAGCGCGGAGTGCGCGGCTCCGTCGCCTACGTCCAGCCGGACGAGAAGCTCAACGACCACCTCGGCGCGCCGCGCGTCCTGCCGAACGTCTGGCTCGGCGTCTCCGTCGAGAACCAGAAGTGGGCCGACATCCGCATCCCCGCCCTGCTGAAGGTGCCGGCTGCGGTGCGGTTCATCTCCGCCGAGCCGCTGACTGGCGCAGTGGATCTGAACGGTCAATGGCTCGATGGCGAGTGTGCAGAGTGTCAGGGCAGCGGGACGAAGGGCTGGGACGAAGGGCAGTGCTCGGTGTGCGCAGGCACTGGCGAACTGCCCCGCCTGCACTGGGTGATTGCTGGCGGTGAGTCCGGCCCGGGCGCACGGCCCATGCATCCTGGCTGGCCACGGCTCATCCGCGACCAGTGCGTCAACGCGGGCGTGCCTTACCTGTTCAAGCAGCGCGGCGCCTACACGTGGGAGGCGGGCAGCGGCTGGCGTGAGCCGGACCTGTACGTCAACGACGACACGGGCGAGGCGCTCCCTGAGCACGAGGTGCCCAACACCGGCTCCTGGCAGGGCGTCTGGCGCATCGGCAAGAAGGCCGCTGGCCGCGAGCTCGACGGCCGCACCTGGGACGAGTACCCCACGCCCGCCATGGCAGGCGCCCGATGACCGCCCCGACCACCGCCGCCCCCACCACGGGGGCGGCGGCCCCGCCCAACGTGACCGGGCTCGACCTGTCCATGACCGCCACCGGCGTCGCCTACCTGGCAGCCGGCCAGCTCGTGACCGCCACCATCCGCCCCACCCCCGGCATCGGCGACCAGCGCCTGCTCTACATCGCCGAACACGTCGGCCTCGCCGTGGGCATCAACGGCCAGACCGACCTCGCCATGGTGGAGGACCTGCCGACCCACGCTCACGGGGCGGGCATCACCGGCATGGTGCACGGCGCCATCCGCATGACCCTGCTCACGCTCGGCGTGCCGTATGCGCTCGTCACCCCGGCCAGCCTGAAGAAGTACGCCACCGGCAAGGGCAACGCGACCAAGGCCGACATGCGCATGGCCCTGTTCCAGCGTGCCGGGCTCGACCTGCGTGACGACAACCAAGTCGACGCCTGGTGGCTGCGCGCGGCCGGACTCGACCACCTCGGCCACCCGCTCGTCACGCTGCCCAAGGCGCAGCGGGAAGCCCTCGCCAAAGTGGCCTGGCCGCAGGCGGTGAACGCCGCATGAGCCACCGAATCGGAAGCATCTGCTCCGGCACCGGAGCCCTCGACATGGCCGTCCACCAAGTGCTCGGCGCCGAAACCGCCTGGTTCTGCCAGTACGAACCACCCGACAAGGACGACAAACCGGACCGGTGGCAGTTCGCCTCCCGCATCCTCGCCCACCACTGGCCCGACGTGCCCAACCACGGCGACATCACCAAACTCGACTGGGCCACAGTCGAGAAGGTCGAAGGCATCATCGCGGGCTGGCCCTGCGAAAACATGTCCCTCGCCGGCCGCCGCGAAGGACTCGTCGCGGGCGTGCAATCCGGGCTGTGGTTCAACATCGTCGACGCCATCCGCGCCCAGCAGGCGATGCGCGAGCCGGGCGAGCCGGGACCGTTCATCTTCCTGGAGAACGTAAGGGGTCTTCTCAGTGCCCGAGCCGACAGCGACGTGGAACCCTGCCCGTGGTGTCTGGGAGACGTCGAGGACGAACCTGATCTGCGGGCACTCGGAGCTGTACTCGGGGACCTGGCCGAGCTCGGGTTCGATGCGGAATGGACGGGCCTTCCCGCGTCCGGAGTGGGCGCCTGCCACGAGCGGTGGCGGGAGTTCATCCTCGCCTGGCCAGCTACTGCCGACCCCGCGGTCTTCGGACACGAACGGGGCAGGCCTACACGGGAACGGCGGCATGGATCTGCGGACGGCGGTGAAGCTGCTGCCCACCCCGACCACGTCCAACATCTCAGGCAACCAGGTGAACAACCGCGGGGATCTGCTCCTGCCGGGCGTCGTGATGGCACTGCTGCCGACGCCCGCAGCGAGCGACTCAACTCGCGGGCGCACTCGACGCGGCGGGAGTCGCGCAGAGGAGATGCTTCTCACCGAGGTAGCGCATCAGGCGTCGACTGGGGCCCTTACCGACCAGCGATCGACCGGCACGAACGCGTCTTCAGCCGGCCCGCACCCCGACCAACTCAGCCTGGACGATCCGGTGCCGAGCAGCTGAGCCCCCGCTTCACCGAGTGGATGATGGGCCTCCCGGCCGGCCACGTCACCGACGTGCCCCGACCTGAAGGGATGTCCGCCCCCGCCTACCGCAACGCGTGCATCACCGCGTGCGGCAAAGGCGTCGTCCCCGCCCAGGCCGCCCACGCGCTGCGCATTCTGCTGGACCGTGCCGGACGGCAGGTAGCTGCGTGAACGCCTACACCGCGCCAGCCCACCAGCAGCTACGCCGCCACCGGCAAGCCGCCGACATCCACCAACGACACCTCGCCCACACCATCGGCGTCAGCGAATCCGCCCTCCGACGGTGGGAACTCGGCCACACCACCCCCCGCATCAACCACGCCTACGCCTACGCCGCCACCCTCAACCAGCAACTCACCATCATGCGCGGCAACCAGCCGATCAGCCCCCTCCAACAAGTGCTCCCCAACCTGGCCCGCTTCCGCGACAGACACCACACCACCCGCCTCGCCATGGCCGCCCACCTGCACGTCACCGAATCCGCCGTCGGCAACACCGAACGCAAAGCCGCCGCCGGAGCACCCGTCGTGCTGGCCACCCTGGAGCGCTACTTCGCCGCCCTCGGCTACCGGATCGCCGTCACCCCGCGCCAGCCCGAAAGGACACCAGCATGACCGCCACCAACATCGCCGACTGGATCCGGCCCTGGTACCCCGGCGGGACCGTCGGCCACACCCGGGCCAACTGCCCCGACCTCCTCCACGTCGTCCCCGCCCCCATCGAAGGCACCGGCTGGCTCAACCCGAACAACGGCAAAGTCTGCATGCCCTGCCTCAAAGCCGACGGCTACCCGCTCTGGGACGCCCGCTGCAACACCTGCCGCCTCTCCCTCGCAGAAGAGAAGAGCTGGAACGCCTGCGCCTCCATCTTCACCACCAAGCAGCAGGCCATCGCCTGGAAGCACGCCCACCAGTGCGAACCCGCCGTCTCCCTCGTCTCCCCCGAGCCTTTCACCCTGCCCGAGGCCGACGACCGGCTCACCCTGTTCCCGCTCGCCGACCTGATCACCGTGGAGTCCGCAGCATGAAGCTCACCGTCGACCCCAAACCACTCGCCGAACTCATCGCCTGGGCCGCCCGAGCCATCCCCAACCGGCCCACCGTCCCCGTCCTCTCCGGCCTCCTCCTCCACGCCAGCGACGACAAACTCACCGTCAGCGCCTTCGACTACGACGCCTCCGCCGTCGCCACCATCGCCTGCGAAGTCGCCGAACCCGGACGCATCGTCGCCCCCGGCAGGCTCCTCGCCGAGGTGGCGAAAGCCCTGCCGGACAGGCTCATCGTCGACCTCACCGCCACCGACACCGAAGCCACCATCAGGGCCGGACGATCCGACTTCACCCTCCGCCTGCTGCCCGCCGACGACTACCCGACCCTGCCCACCCCGCCCGAGCCGGCCGGAACCATCGACGCCCACTCGTTCGCCGCCGCCGTCGCCCAGGTCCACCCGGCCACCTCGAACGACGACACGCTGCCGATGCTCACCGGCATCCGCCTCGACACCGACGGAGACCAGCTCACGCTCGCCGCCACTGACCGCTACCGGATCGCCGTCACCGACACCACCTGGAACCCCACCGCAGGCCCGATCAGCGCGATGATTCCCGGCCGCCACCTCCACGACATCGTGAAGGGCCTCGGCAACGGACCCGTCCAGCTCGCGATCAACGACAGCATGGCCGCCTTCACCACCAGCGACCGACAGTCCACCGTCCGGCTGCTCGACGAGCAGTTCATCGACTACCGCGCCCGCGTCGCCATGGACACCACCATCACCGCCACCGTGGACGCCCCCGCGCTGGCCGCCGCAGTGAAGCGGGTCGGCCTGGTGGCCGACCGCAAGACCGGCACCGCCATCCGGCTCGCCTTCACCGACGGCGAGGTGACCCTGCGCGCCGGAGGCGACGACATCGGCCGCGGCAACGAAACCCTCGACAGCGCGCTGGACGGCGAACCCATCGAGATCGCCTTCCAATCCGGCTTCCTCCTCGACGCCCTCGGCGCCATCCCCGGCAAGGCACGCATCGGCATGACCGAGCCGAACAAGCCCGCCCTGTTCTCCAGCGAGGACGGCAGCCACAAGCAGCTCGTCATGGCGCTGAGGCTGTCGTGACCGCCCCGTGCACCCGCTGGGACGCCGCCGCAGCCAAGCACTGCGGCGGCACCCCCACCCGCCTCTACATCAGCGGCAGCCGATGCCCAGCCTGCACCCCCACCGCACTCAAAGGCCAGCCAGAACCCGGCCAAGACGCCCACTGCGCGCCCCTGCGTTGCTACTGCCCCGGCGGGCCGCCCTGCCCCAGGGCCGACCCCGGAGGTGAAGCGGCATGAGCCTCACGCTGCAGCAGGTCACCGACCGCGGCCTCACCTACCGCAGATTGGATCACTGGGTGCGCGCCGGATACCTGCACCCCCACCACCAAGGCGGCACCGGCAACAACCGCACCTGGCCCACCCGCGAACTACAAGTCGCCGACCTGATGCGCCGCCTCGTCGACGCCGGACTCACCGCCGGCGTCGCCGCCATCGCAGCACGCGCCCACCTCGACGGACGCCCCCTCGTCCGCCTCGCCCCCGGCCTGGTGCTCGCCATCGACACCGACCTGCTCACCGAAGCGGGCCAGCCGTGAGCGGGGACCGCGGTGACACACCCGTGCTCCACCTGCACCCGGCCCGCCGCGCTCATCATCACCGGACGAGTACCCGGGAGGACCTGCTACAGCGCCCTCACCTGCGATCGGTGCGCGGCCAAACACCGGCAGCAGGCAGCCAAAGCCGGGCCCGTCCACGAAGAACCCCTCGAAGACGGCCCGCAGGACGCCCTGTTCTGACCCGGCGAAAAACGCGCTGAACCACCCAAGCCCTCCCGCCCGAACACCACCCAGCACCACCACTCAAGGGGGACCGTTGACCACCCCGCAGGACCCGCCAGCAGCCGACCTCGAACAGGCACGGCGATGGCTCGCGACGCTCCACGGCGACGCCCCCGGACTCATCAACATCGTCTCCACCGGCAACTGGGTCGGCGAGTTCTACCCCACCGACGACGCCGGACTCGACGCCGCCGTCAGCTACATTGCACGACTCGACCGGCAGCAACGGGCAGGCATCTACGCCCGCGTCACCACCCTGTCCGCAGCACCCCCACCCGGCCGCCGCGGACTCGCCGACCTCTCCCTGTCCTTCCCCGGCTTCTGGGCCGACCTCGACATCGCCGGCCCCGGCCACAAAACCACCGAAAAACTGCCCGCCACCGTCGACGACGCCCGCCGCATCATCGACACCTCACCCCTACCCGAACCCACCATGTGGATCCACTCCGGCGGCGGCCTCTACCCCTGGTGGCTCCTCACCGACCGCCACCAGATCGAGCCCGGCGGACACGACGACATCGGCACCCTCACCGCACGCTGGCAACTCGTCATCCTCGCCGCCTCCGAACAACTCGGCTACAGCTACGGCCAAGGCGTCGGCGACCTCTCCCGCGTCCTGCGCGTCCCCGGCACCATCAACCGCAAGACCGCGCTCGGCCGCGAATGCCGGATCCTCGAAGGCGCGTCCGGCGTCACCTACACCCTCGACGAGCTCGCCATCCTCCTCTACACCATCGACCTGCCCGACCCCCAACCACCCGCCCACCGAGAACCGCCCACCCGACCCCAACCCGCCAACCACACGCCCGGCACCATCGGCCCCTTCGACGCCCTCGATGAAGTGTGCGAATGGCGCGACCTGTTCGAGCCGTACGGCCTCACCTACGTCGGCAGCGAACGCGACGGCGCCGAACTCTGGAGACGCGACGGCGCCAGCAGCGCCTACAGCATCCGCGCCTGGCCCCACGTCTGCGTCAACCACAGCGAAGCACTCGACCTGCCCTCCGGCGCAGGCCACCGGCTCACCCACGGCAAAGTATTCGCCCACTGGCACCACCACGGCGACACCAGCGCCGCCGCCACAGACCTCATCCGCGCCGCCGCCGGCCACCCCGACGCCAGCCCCGCCGCCCGCAGCCTCCGGCCCGCCATCCTCGACCACATCCGCCAGCGCTGCACCGTACGCCCCTGGACACCCAACACGCCGCCCGACGACGTGCCCTTCCCCGACGCACCCACCGACCACATCACCCAAATCCCCATGAGCACTCGCACAGGAGAAGACCCGCCCTGGCCTGACGACCCGAACCGCGGCGACCACACCACCGACGCGCAGATCATGGCCGGGCTCTACATCGACGCGAACGCCGCACGCGCCCACTTCAAAGACGACGCCGAAGACGTAGAAGGAAGCGGGGCGAAGCCTCCACCCCTCGACGTCGCCACGATGCTGCCCGTCGGCCTGAGGAACTTCGTGACCGCCGTAGCCGAGCACCTGCAAGTGCCCGTCGAAGCCCCTGCCCTCATATCCATCAGCATCCTGTCCGCCGCCACATCCGGCCGAGTCGTGGTCGACGGGCGCAACGGATGGCGGCAGCCATCGATCGTCTGGACCGCCACCACGATGCACTCCGGCGAACGGAAAACCGACGTCGTACGACTCGCCGCCGCGCCACTACGCCAGATCGAACAACGCATGATCGCCGAATACCTCGACGGGGTCCAAACCTTCAAGCGGGACAAGGCCGACCTCGAAGCGCAGGACAGAGACCTGAAGCAGGAACTCCGCCGCGCCAGAGGAGCAGATCGCGCACGCGTCGAGCAGGACCTGATGGAACTGCAGGTGCGAATCGAAGAGATGCCCGCCGACGCAGGACCGATGCCCGCCGTGCTGGTCGAAGACATCACCGTCGAAGCCCTCTCGCAGCGGCTCGACGAGAACGGGCAGGCGCTCGGCGTCATCTCCGACGAGGGCGGCGTGTTCTCCCTCATCGCAGGCCGCTACAGCAAGGACAACGGGCCGAACCTCGACCTCTACCTGAAGGCGTACGACCAGAGCCCCGTCCGCGTCGACCGGGTCATGCGCGGCAGCCTCATGCTCACCAAGCCGTCCCTGGTCGTCGGCATCCTCGCCCAGCCGCACGTCTTGGAGAAGGCGGCCGGGATCGACGGCGCCATGGAACGCGGCCTCATGGGTCGGTTCTTCCTCGTCTTCCCCGAGTCCACCTTGGGGAAGCGGCAGATCGACACGCCGCCCATATCGCCGGTGGTCGCAGCCCGCTGGGAGGCCGTCGTCGCCCACGCCTACAGCCTGCGGGCCTGCCAGGACGAAGAGCCGCACGTCCTGGCCATCGAGGACGGAGCGCACAGCATGCTCCGGGAACTACGGATGCGGCTGGAGCCGCACCTGGAGCCGGTCGTGGGCCGGTACGCGCACATGACCGACTGGGTGGGCAAGCTGGCGGGCAAAGTGTTGCGGCTCGCCGGCGTGTTCCACCTGGCGGACGGGCGGCCGGTCGCGGAGCCGATCAGCGCGGCCACCATGAACCACGCCATCGCCTTCGGGATTTGGTCACTCCGGCACGCCGAACACATCTACGCGAGCTGGCAGAAGCGCGCGGCCACCCCGGCGGGCGAGGGGACGGAGTGGGTCCTGGAGTGGCTGAAGCGCACAGGCAAAACAGAGTTCACCCTGCGGGACGCGCAGCAGGGCGCGAAGCGCACGAAGTGGTACACGGCGGCGACGTTGCAGACGGCGCTTTGCGGTCTGGTCCGCTCTCGTCATCTGGCCAGCTGTGCGCGCTTGGACGGTGCGGGGCGCCGGCAGGCGACGGGGATGTTTCTGGTGCGGGGTGACCAGTGAGTCGGCGAGACGTTGGGGACATCGTTCCCCCCAACGGTCCCCAATGTCCCCAACGTGTCCCCGGTGCTGGGGACATTGGGGACCGTTGGGGGGGCGAATGTCCCCAGCGAAAGCGCAGGTCAGGGGCCCTAGAAAGCTCGTTGGGGACATTGGGGACCGTATCTGCCCTGTTCGCGCGCGCACACACAGAACTCGCCGTGCTGGGGACATCCCCAAAAGGTTTAATAACGATCTTGTTGTTTTCTTATCTCATATCCCCCCACCTGCGGAAACGCGCACAGACGCTCCCGCGCACAGACGCACACCCCAGCACGGTCCCCAATGTCCCCAGCACGGTCCCCACCACCGGAGGCGCCGCATGACCCCACCACGCGACACACCACCCGCCGACCTCACCGCAGGCCAGAAATGCACAGCCACCGCCAAACGGTCCGGCAAACGGTGCACCCACTGGCCGATGCGCGGCTCCACCGTGTGCGCCCAACACGGCGGCAAAGCACCCCAAGTCATGGCAGCCGCCGAACGCCGGATCGTCGAAGCGGAGGCGTCAGCGATCGTCCGCCGTCTCCTCGCCGACCCTGACGCCGAACCCGTCTACGACCCGGCGTGGGAGCTCGCCCGGGTGGCCGGCCGGATGGGCAACGCCGTCGATGTGCTCGGCGTGCGGGTGAACGAGCTGGACGAGGCCGGGCGGCTGGAGTACACGGACGCCAACCTGGTGCGGCGGCTTCACGTGCTGGTGGAGGCGTGGAAGGAGTTGATGGTCGAGTACCGCAAGACGTTGACGGATATGACGCGGCTGGGCATTGAGGCGCGGACGGCGGCCCGGCTTGAGGATCGGGTGCAGGAGTTGCACGGCGCGGCGTTGGCTCGGGTGATCGGGCGGCTGTTGGACGGGCTGCAGTTGACGGCTGAGCAGCGCGCGTTGGTGCCGACGGTTGTGCCTGGCGTCCTGTTGGAGATCGCCGGAGAGGCGGCGCCGTGATGCACCTGCACCGCTGGCAGACGGTTGAGCGGATCGGCTACGTCGTCACTGAACGCCGCAGCCGCTGCGGCCGGACTCGCACCCGTCTGAGAGCCGCTGTGAGCGTTTCTCCCGACATTCCGTCATCACGACACCCGGACAAGCCTCTGAGGCTGCCAGCGGCCACCACAGCCCCGTGCAGGAACGCTCCAACCCCAACCAGCAACCACCGGAACGAGGCAACGTGAACCAACCCGACACCGCCATCGCCCGCGCCCGCCTCCTGCACCCCAGCCCGGCCGAACTCGTCGCCGCCCACGCTGAGTCCGACACGTTGTGCACCACCTGCATCAGCCCGGCACCATGCCCCACCCGGCGGGCACTCGACGGAGAGGACTGACCCGTGGCTGACATCCACCGCTGGAGATCGTCGAGTACAGCGTCCACCCGCCCGCAGACCAGCTCGTCATCGTCGAAGTCCTCGACCGGCTCCGCGACGAGCTCGGCGACCGCTGGCGCTACTCCCGCGCCGTTGAGATCACGGTCGGCAGCGACGGCGAGATCGTGTTCCGCTACCGGAAGGCACGCACATGAACCGCGCCTGGATCGCCCCGCTCGGCACTAGCCCGGACGAACCCGGCTGGACCGAGATCGGCTACATCGGAAACGACGGACTCATCTTCGAAGACGAGCCTGAGCCGCTCCCGGAATGGCTTACCCCGAGGCGGTACACGATCACGCTGCGCGGCCGGTTCCCCTGGCGTTTCTACCAGCGGTTCTTCGGGACGCCCGGCCCGCACGCGTCGCGGGTGAAGCGCGAGTACCACCGGCGGCGCCGATGAGCTGCCTCGTCTGCCTGGAATGGATCGACTACCCGGCGCTCAAGACAGAGTGCCCCTACTGCTGGCGCCCGATCAGTGAGCTGGAGTGGCGGTCAACCAGGACGAGCCCGCCGCCCCCGTTGCCCGCTCGTGGCCCGGTCTGCCTCTGGCGTGGAACAGGGCACCGATGAATTTCCTGCGCCGCCTCTTCCACCGCCACCGCTGGGCCGTCCTCTCCGGCAGCATCGACCGCCTCACCATCACCGCGCACGCCTGCTGGTGCGGCGCCAACAAGCAGATCACCACCAAGGGGGAGTGACCCGTGCCGATCAACCCGGATGCCTGCCCAGGCCCGTGCAACCACCGCGCCCGCCAAGCCTGGAACACCTACGACACCGCCCAAACCCAGCACACCGCCGACATGGCCGCATGGCTCGACATCCCCGGCGACGACCGGCCCGCACGCCCCGCCCCGCCCCAGCCGCCCACCACCCCCGTCACCCCCGGAGCCCCCGTCTGGGATCACCGGTGCGCTCGCGTCATCCGCGAAGCCCTCGCCGAACTCGACGACACCGCCGCCATCCTCGCCGCCAGCATCGACGGCCACCGCGGCGCCGCCATGGCCGGCCCCAACGGGGTGAAGCCGGTAGACCACAAGACGATCGTCGAATCGCTGGACGAGCTGTTCGGCGACCTGGTGGAGGTGGAGGATCAGTGGCGGCAGGCGCGCGGCTACCGGCCCAGGCCGCGCAGGGCTCGGGGCGCGCACGCTCGGGCTGCCTGCGTGAGCTGGCTGCTCGACCAGTTGGACGACCTGCTGCTGCACCCGGGCTCGGTGGAGTTCGGCCTGTCGGTGCTGCGCTGGCAGCGCAGGTTGCGGGCGATGGCGAAGGTGGATCCGGCGTCGCGCCGGTCGCCGATCGCGTGTCCGCGCTGCCGGGAGCGGCAGGTTTCGCGGCGGGAGGATGGCTACTTCGAGTGTGTGTGCGGGAGGCTGTTGACGCAGGGGGAGCATGACCGGGAGTACGCCCGGCAGGCGGACGAGCACGAGCAGCAGGAGGCGCGAGCGTCATGAACAAGCAAACCGCCAACATGATCAGAGCATGGAAGCCCCCGCCGCCCTGCGACCGGGTCGGCTGCGGAGCACTCCACCCGCCCGGCGTCTACCACGGCCCCGCCACCCTGGAGAAGGACTTCGGCAACCTGACGGTCATTGCGCTCGTCTGCGAGGACGACGACGGCTGGACCGCCGAAGCGCAGATCATCCAGACCTGGACCGGGCCGTGGAGCGGCGACGCCGTGCTCCGCTTCCCGGACGGCTCAACCTCGCAGGTGTTCATCGAGGAGACGCGGTTCGCGGCGGGCAGCTACGCCGAGTTCAGGTGTCGCGGGTTGGGCGGCCCTCCGGACGTGCTCGATGCTCGCGCTGGGTCGGAAGGCACCTCGTGAGCAGCCCCCCGGCGGCCCCGTTCCATCAGCGCACCGAACTCGAACGTGCGAAACGCGGCTGGTCGAAACAAGAACTCGCCCGCCATGCAGGCATCGGCCGCGTCACCTACGACCGGCTCGCCGTCAACACGGTGCCGCCCATCGCCCGCACCGTCCACAAACTGTGCGCCGTGCTCGACATCGACTTGGCCGAAGGGCTCCGCCTCGCAGGACTCGCCACCGAGCCGCTCGGGGACGAGCCGCCGCAGTGGGCGCGCGACCTGCAAGAGACAGCAGCCAGCCTGCAACACAACATCACCCGGGCCGGCCACATCCTGGCCGCGCAGGGGGCGATGGGGTGGGCGTACCGTGGCGACCTCGACCAGTTGCAGCACGCGCTGGCCGCGATGGGGGCGGAGCAGCTGCGGGAGCTGTCCGCCGCCGCCACCCTGCTGGCCAGCGTCGCCGACGAGGAGATGAGCAGCAGATGAGGAACTCGATCACCGTGGGAGACCACGAGGTCAAGGTCGACCAGGGCGAGTACGAGGACTTCAACGACCAGGGCGAGCCGATCATCCGGGCGACCGGACACAGCACCTGGTGGTGCACGTGCGGGGAGAAAGGCGCAGGCCCGAACGCGGAGACGACGCGGGAGATCCTGGACCACCTCGGCCTCGACGAGAACGGGGAGCAGCGTGGGTGACGACTGGCTGACCGACCTCAAATTCTGGTGCCAGACCAACGCCGCCCAGCGCATGGTTGTCTGCAATGTCGAAGACGCCGAACGGATACAGGCCGCCGCCGTCGAAGCAGGCATCGGCGACCTCATCACCTTGACGCCCTTCTACGTGCCGCCACCCGGCTGCGCATTCGTGGTGGGCATCGGCGACACCATCGACACCACGATCCCGGAAGAGTTCTTTCAAGCGCTCGGCGTGGACAAATACGTCTGATCCCGACAGTCACGGAATGGTCCAGCTTGCCCACCCGCCGCAGGCTGTGTAACACTTCCGCCAGCAGCAACACGTATGCCCTCACGCCCCGCGCGCGAGGGCATCACCTTTTTCCGGGGGTGAACCATCGACCCCGTCACAGCCCAAACCGCCGCCGCCCAACTCCGCCGCCAGCCGGTCACCATCAGGCAGTGGGCGCGCCGCTACCAGGCCCGACAGCTCGGCACCGTAGACCGCAAAGTGTTCTACGACTACAACGACCTGGCCACCATCGACGGGTGCATGCGGCGCGGCGAGCCCATCCCGCTCACCGCCGACGAGCGTGACCAGCTGCGCGCCAGCCTCCGCACCCGCTGGCAGGACGCCGCCTGATGACCGCCGAGCAGTACCTCACCCCCGAGGAAGCCGCATTCAAATCGAACGCGTTCCCCCGGTACGTCAAGAACTCCGGCACCGCGTTCGTCGTCACCGGCCTCGCCTACTCCGAAACCACCGAGATCGCGTTCTGGAAGTTCAGCCCAGCCGGGTACACCGGCGGCAACATCACCTGCGACGTCGTCTGGTACGCCGACACCTCCGTCACCGCCGCGCACGGCGTCGCCTGGCAGGTGGCCCTGGCCGCGATCACGCCGTCCGTCGATACGCAGAATGTGGAGACCAAGGCGTTCGCCACCTCGCAGACCGGCACGACCGACCTTGGTTCGACCGACGCTCAGAAGCTGATGGTCACCACGATCGTCATCACCAACCTCGACAGCATCGCTGCGGGCGACGAGGCGTGGCTGAGCCTGACCCGGCTGCCTGGGAACGCAGCCGATGACCTGACCGGCGACGCGATCGTCACCAGCGTGCGCCTCTCCTACAGCGACACGTAGGGGGCTGGCGTGGCTGTCCGCTTCGACGCCGACACCGAGGAATACACGCGCGCCCTGTCCCTCGGCGTGGTCACCCAGTTCGCCGTCGCCTGCTGGGTGAAGATCAGCGTCGACCGGAACAACATCTCGACCGTCTGGTGCGTCGACAACGGCGGCGGCGACTACATCCGGCTCGCCACCACCGTCAACGGCACCACTCTGCAGATCGCCGACGACCTCGGCAACCACACCCTCGCCAGTGCAGGCGTGAACACCTGGCAGTACGTGGGCTTCTCCATGAACGGCGCGGACGCGACCGCAGTCATGCAGGCGGCGACCGCGTCGACCCCGTCCTCGTTCGCCTGGGCCAGCGGATCGCCATCGCAGAACCTGGCCACCCTCGAAATCGGCGACGGCGTTTTCGACACCCAGTTTCTGAACGGGTGCGTCGCCGCGTTCAAACTGTGGGTCGGCGTCACGCTGACTCAGGCCGAGCTTGAGGCCGAGGCGTGGCAATACCTGCCGCAGCGGACGGGCGGCCTGGCCGCCTGGTATCCGTTCCTGCGTGGCGAGGCGACTGACTACAGCGGCAACGGGCGAACGTTGTCGGGCGGCACCGGCACCACGGCTGAGGACGGGCCGCCGATCCGCTGGAGCGTCGGACGGCGCCGCATCATCCGGTTCACGGGAGCCGCCCTGGGCGAGGTTGCAGCCACGCTGCCTGCTCTCACTGGCTCGGCGTCCGGCGCCGTAGTGGTGGCCGGCCAGCAGTCCGCCGTCCTCCCGTCGCTGACCGCCGCTCTGGACGCCACCGCCACCGTCGAGGGCCAGGCGCCCGCCGTACTGCCCGCGCTCGCCGCTGGCTTGGCCGGCGAGGTGGGTGCGCCCGGCCTGGTCGACGCCCGCCTGCCCGCCCTCACCGGCCAGCTCGACGGGCTGCTCACCGGCGGGTTCCTCACCGCCCAACTACCCGCCCTCACCGGCAGAGTCGACGGTGAGCTCGCCGTCCACGGCGCCGCGCCAGCCGTACTCCCGGCGCTCACCGGCAGCCTGGCCGGCGAGGCCGAGATCCCGCACAACAACCTCGACGTCACCGCAGGCGCGCCGTACCGGGGCTGGACATCCCGCCCCCTCGCCGCCGCCTGGACCGCAGGCACGCCGTACCGAGGCTGGCAGGCCCGACAGCCCACGACCTGAGGGGAGGTACGGTGGCCGTCGCACAGATCCCCGCCATCAGCGTCGAATATGTCAAGGTCGCCATCACCGGCCCCACCGGGGTTGACCTCACCGAGCTGGACGTTGCGCTGGCGATCGTCGCCGACGGCCAGATCCCCGTCACGGACGACTGGAAGGTCGGCACGTGGATCGGGACGAGCGCGGCCGTGCTGATCGGCCCCGGCACCCTGCTGCCGCTCGACCAGGGCACGTACTACGTCTACGTCAAGATCACCTCCACGCCGGAGGTCCCTGTCCTGCCGTCCGGCAGCATCCACATCACCTGAAAGGGAGCCGAGATGGCCATCCGGATCAACACCGCCGCGCGCAACGCGGCAGCCGACGCCGTCGTAGGCGTGTTCAGCGGCGGGACCGGCGCGCCCGTGCTCCGCATCTACACCGGCACCCAGCCCGCCACCCCCGCCACCGCGCCATCCGGCACGCTGCTGGCCGAATTCACGCTGTCCGACCCGGCGTTCGCCGCCGCATCCAGCGGATCCGCCACCCTGGATGTCACCCCCGCCCTCACCGACGACGGCCTGGCCGCCGGCGACGCTGGATGGTTCAGGATTTGTGACTCGACCGAGGCGGCCGCGACCGGCCTGGGCGTGCTCGACGGCTCCGTCACCGCGACCGGCGGCGGTGGGGACCTCACCCTGAACACCGTAACGATCTCGGTCGGGGTCAGCGTCGAGATCACCTCCGGCTCGATCACGATGCCCGCAGCCTGATGGCTCTCACCGCCCTAAATCGGGCGCGGGTGCTCAACCATTGGATGCGCACCAACAGCGCCCAGCTGCCTGCCGTCACCAAGCCGGACCTGGCCGCAGCGGTGGCGGCGATGGACGACTGGCTTGACGCCAACGTCGCCTCGCTGAACGCGGCGATGCCGCAGCCCGCGCGGGCCGAGCTCGGTGTCGCGATGAAGCTGGAGATCCTCGCCTTCATCCTGATGCGGCGCGCGAACCGGCTACCGGCCGAGGAGGACTGATGGCGACGGTCCCGCGCGAGCTGCACCCGGACGAAGCAAAGTACGGGTCGGCCGCGTTTCCGCAGCTGCTCAAGAACAACGGCACCAACGGCCCGGTGTCGTGGCTGGCCTACGACGCGGCGTCGACGGAGACCGCCTACTGGGAGCTGACCGCCTTCTCCTACGGGTCGGGCAGCCTCACCCTCGACATCGTGTGGGGTGCAGCCACGGCCACGTCCGGCGTGGTGCGGTGGGAGGCAGCCATCGCCGCCATCACCCCGGAATCGGACTCACAAGACCCGGAGACGAAGGCGTACGCGACCGCCTCCACCGTCGATGACACCCACCTGGGAACCACCGCACACCGGCTGATGCGCGCCACCATCACGATCTCCAACCTCGACGGGTTGGCCGCCAACGACGAGATGTGGCTGCGGATCGCCCGGGTGGGTGGGAACGCCGCCGACACCCTCGCCGGGGACGCCTGGCTGCACCGGGCGATCCTGTCCTACTCCGACACCTGATCGGAGGCGTGGCATGGCGGTCCGCTTCTCCGCCGACGGCCAGGCCTACACGCGGGCCGCGGCGCTCGGCACGGTCACCGCGTTCACGGTGTGCTGCTGGCTCAAGCTGTCCACGGATCGCAACACCTCGGTGGCCGTGTGGGGCCTGGACAACGGCTCGTCGGATTTCTGGCAGCTCACGACCGACAGCAACGGCACGAGCATGTGGCAGGGCGACGACGCCGGGCCGCGCTCGACCAGCGTCGCGTTGACGCTCAACACCTGGTACTTCTTCGGAATCTCCGTCAACGGCGCGGCTGGCACACGCATCTACCGCTCCGCCGCCAGCCCCACCTTCACGGCTGGCACCTGGACCGGCGGCTCCCCGAGCACCAACGGAGCCAACTTCCGCATCGGCGCGAACAGCTTCGCGGGCGAGTGGCTCAACGGCTGCGTCGCCGCCGTCAAATTCTGGACCGGCGCCACGCTCACCCAGGCCGAGATGGAAGCGGAGTCGCAGGCGTACGCGCCCGTCCGCACCAACGGGCTGGCCGCCTGGTATCCGCTGCTCAGCCCCGAGACGACCGACTACAGCGGCAACGCCCGAACCCTGACCGGCGGAACCGGCGCGACCGTCGAGGACGGCCCGCCCATCTCCTGGAATTCGCGCCGCCGGCACCTGTGGATCCCGCCCAGCGCCCTGCCCGTCACCGGTAGCCTCACCGCCCCCCTGCCTTCCCTCACCGGCAGCGCCGCCGCGAGCGTCACCGTCGAAGGCGCGGCCGCCGCCGGCCTCCCAGCGCTCGACGCAACGGCGTCAGCCCTCGCAACCGTCGTCGGCAGCAGCGCAGCCGAGCTTCCCGCACTCCAGGCGTCAGCCACCGGTACGGCCCAGGCCGCCGCAGTTCTCGCCGCGCTCCTGCGGTCCCTCGATGCCAGCGCCGCGGGTAACCTCGCCTCGCCCGCCGTCCTGGCCGCAGAGCTTCCCGCCCTCACCGCCGCCCTCACCGGCACTGCCGCCGCCGACGCCGAGCTGCCCGCCACCCTGCCCGCACTCACCGCCACCGTCGAGGGTACGGTCGCCGACACTCCGTCCGCCGTCACCGACCTGACGCTGCCAGCCCTCACCGCCAGCCTGGCCGGCACCCTCACCGCCGACGCGGTTCTCACCGCGGCGCTGCCCACGCTCGGCGCGGCCGCTGCCGGGCACGCCACCGCAACCGCCCAGCTTGACACGACCCTCCCCGCGCTCACCGGCGGCCTGGCCGGAGAAGCCGGCACCGACGGCCAAGTCACTGTTGCACTGCCGCCGCTCGCCTCGACCATCACCGGCCAGGCTCAAGCCGACGCCAGCATTGACGCCGCACTGCCCACCCTCACCAGCACGCTCGCCGGGACGATCGACACCGGCGACACCCTGCTCGCCGCAGTCCTACCAGCCCTCGACAGCAGCCTCGCCGGACAGGCCGCCATCACCGGCAGCCTCACCGGACCGCTGCCCGCCCTCACCGCAGACGTGGCAGCCGCAGCTGCCAGCGATGCCGCGTTCGCCGCTGATCTTCCGTCGCTCACTGCCGCCGCTGCCGGGCAGGTGACCGCCGAAGCCAAGCTGGCCGCCACCCTGCCGCCGCTGACCGCCGTCCTTGAAGCGGAAACCCACGGCGACGGCGCGCTCACCGTCCTCCTCCCCGCGCTGTCCGGCCAGATGGAGGGCGCCGCCCGCATCGCGGGCACCGTCGAGGCCGGCCTGCCAGCGCTCGCCACCGCCGTCGGCGGGGCGCTCACCACGCGCGGGCCGCTCACCGCCCCGCTGCCGCCGCTCACAGCCCTACTGCAGGGCGGCCCCATCCTGCCCGTCGGCCCGCTCGACGCACGCCTGCCCGCCCTCGTCGGCGCGCTGGCCGGAACATCGGCCGCTGTTGACCTGCCCGACGTTTTCAACCGTCCCGGCCCGCCGCATTTCAGCTGGCCCGCCGGGAGTCCGAGCCTGACCGGCTCTGCCGGAACACCGTCGCTGACCTGGTCTGCCGGTCCGCCGCGCCTGAAGGGGGAGTAGTGGCCTACATGCCTGTCTCCTCTAAGGAGGAGTTGCGTGTCCCGCACAACGCGGACGCCATCGTCTACCCCGTCGAAATCGCGATCGTCCTCGACGACGCGGGCGAGCCGGCCGACTCCGACTACCACGCCGCCTCCTGGGATGGTCGGGACGCCGTCCTGCTGATCGGGGCTGGCAGCGACATCCCGCTCGACGCCGGCGAGTACGCGGTGTGGACCCGGCTGGATGCTGGCCTGCAGCGGCCGGTCCGCCGGTCAGGGACGTTGACGGTGGGCACGCCGTGACCGCGACGCTGTCGCCCTGGGAGGCCGCCGCTCGGCACTTTCAGGTGAAGCCCCGTAAGTGGGCCAGCCCAGGGGCGATGGCGGCCGCGCTCGACCCGGGCAGCCACCGGCAGACAGCGATGCTCGACCTGATCGACCGCGAGATCGTCGAGCTGTTCGACGGCGACCAGCATGACCGGCTCATGGTGTTCTGCCCCCCTCAGGAGGGCAAGAGCCAGAAGATCAGCCGCCGCACCCCGGCCTGGCTGCTCTCCCACGACCCCACGCTGCGCATCGCCATCGTCAGCTACGCGGCGAACAAGGCCGAACGGTGGGGCCGGCAGATCCGCCGCGACATCCTCACCCACCCCGAACTCGACATCACCCTCCGCCAGGACTCCCGCGCGGCCGGCCGGTGGGAGACCGAGGAGGGCGGACAGCTCGTGTGCGTCGGCATCGCGGGCGGCATCACCGGTGAGCCCGTCGACGTGCTCATCGTGGACGACCCGGTCGAGGGCCGGGCCGAGGCTGAGTCGGCCACGTACCGGAACGCGGCCTGGGACTGGTGGGAGTCCAACGGATCCACCCGCCTCTCGTCGCGGGCACGCGTGGTGCTGATGATGACCCGCTGGCACGAAGACGACCTTGCCGGCCGGATGGAGATCCGCGAGCCGGGCGACTGGCGGATCGTCCGCGTGCCCGCCATCGCAGGCCCCCGAGACCCGCTCGGCCGCCGACCGGGCGAGGAGCTCGCCTCCGTTCAAAAGCGCAAACCGGGCTACTTCCGGAAACTGGAGAAGACCCGGTCGGCGTACGTGTGGAACAGCATCTACCAGCAGGCGCCGACTGCGGCCGAGGGCAATCTATTCAAGCGGGCTGACTTCCGGTACTGGCGGGAGATGCCCGCCGATCTGGGGCGGCACGGCGTCATGGGTGGCCGCCGGATGGACCTCGGCGGCCGTGCGGTGATGCTGGACGACTGCTGGCGGTTCATGACCGTCGACCTCGCCGCGTCGAAGCGCACCTCGGCCGACTTCACGGTGGCCGCCGTGTGGGCCATCAGCTTGGACGGCGACCTGATCCTCCTCGACCGGGCCCGCGCCCGCGTTGAAGAGGCCGGCCACTGGGACCTGGTGCGTCCGCTGCGCGAGCGGTGGTCGGTCGACAGTGTGTTCGTGGAGCGCGGCTTCATCGGCACCACGCTGGTGATCGACGCGACGCAGTCGGGGATCCCGGTGCAGCCGCTGGACGCGGACACGGACAAGCTGACGCGGGCGCTCCCGGCGACGAACCGGGTGAAGCAGCACAGGGTGTGGTTCCCGGCCGGGGTGGAGTGGCTGGACGAGTGGTGCGACGAGCTCGCGTCGTTCCCCAGCGCCGCGCATGACGACCAGGTGGACACGCTCTCGTACGCGGCCCGGGTCGTCAGTGCGCACTGGCTGCCGATGGAGTCCGCTGACCAGGCGCACGCCCGTCGCGCGGCGCCGCCGTTGGATGACGTGATCGGGCAGGCGTACGCGGCGGCGACCGGCGGCAGCAATGGCCTCGACCTGATGAACCTCAACTATTGAGCGGGGTGAACACCGTCATGGCTAGCGCCCCGACCCGAGACATCGGACACCTCGACCAGCACTACGGCTTGTGGCTCGGCGACTGGCTGGAGCTCATCCCCGACCTCATCTGGCCCAACTCGGTCCAGACGTACTCCAGGATGCGGCACGACCCGCAGCTCACCGCCGTCCTCGCCGCCTACACGCTGCCCATCCGCAGGGCGACGTGGGCCATCGACCCGGCCGGCTGCCGTGACGAAGTCGTGCAGCTCGTCGCCGACGATCTCGGCCTACCCATCCTGGGCGCCGACGCAGAGCCCGGCCCGGCGCGCAGGCGCGGTGTGCGCTGGGCCGACCACGTCCGACTCGCGCTCGGCTCCCTGACCTACGGGTTCGCGCCGTTCGAGCGCCGCTACGAGATCGTCAACGGGCAGGCCCGGCTCGTCAACCTCGGCGAACGGCTGCCGCACACCATCGGCGCGATCAACCTGCACCGCGACGGCACCATCCAGTCGATCCAGCAGGACATCGCCCCCGTCTCAAGCCCGATCCCCGCCGAAAGGTTGGCGTGGTACGTGCACGAGCGGGAGGGCGCCAACTGGGCCGGACGCTCCATCCTCCGCGCGAGCTATGGCCCGTGGCTGCTCAAGCACGAGGTGTGGAGAGTCCACGCCACGTCGATCAGGCGTTTCGGCATGGGCGTCCCATCGGTCACCGCGCCCGTCGGCGCGACCCCGGGACAGGTAGCAGAAGCGCAGCGGCTCGCATCGGCGATGCGCGTCGGTGACCAGTCCGGCGTCGGCATGCCGGACGGGTTCAAGTTGGCGATCACCGGCATGACCGGCTCGGTGCCCGACGCGATGGCGTTCATCCACTACCTCGACCAGCAGATGAGCAGGTCCTGCCTGGCCGGGCTGATGGACCTCGGCGACACCAGCAACGGATCCCGCGCGCTGGGCGCCAGCTTCCTCGACCTGTTCCTCCTGTCGCTGCAGGCCGTCGCCGACGAGATCGCCGACGCCGCCACCTCAGGCCAGCCTGGCATCCCCGGTATCGTCACCCAGCTCGTCGACTACAACTGGGGCGAAGACGAGCCCGCACCGAAGGTCGTGGCACCGGACGTCGGCGACCGGCACGAGGTCACCGCCGAGGCGCTCGACCAGCTCATCACCTGCGGGGCGATCACGCCTGACCCCGAGCTTGAGGCGTACGTCCGGGCGTCGTGGAAGCTCCCCGAGCGCTCACAGACCGCGCTCCCGACGCCGCCGGCCCCGCGCCCCGACCCGGAGCCCACGCCCGCACCGCAGGCCCGTCGCCGCCCCCGCACCCCGCGTGCACGCCGGCCCCGCGCCGCCGCTGAGGAGGGCGCCACACGGCGCCAGCTCACCCTCGACGAGAGCACGTCCGGTATGGACCCGGCAGCCATCCAGCAGGCGTGGCAGGAGCAGCTCGACCAGCTGCTCGCCGACTGGCAGCCGATCGCCGAGGCCTGGCGGGCCGAGCTGGGTGAGCAGGTCGAGCAGGCCCTCGAAGACGGCGACCTCGCAGCCCTGGCCGCCATGAGTCTGGACAGCGCGGCAGCCGCGGCGCTCATCGCCGCCGCGATGGTAGCGATGGCGGGGACGGCGTCCGAGCAGATGGCGGCCGAGGCCGAATCGCAGGGCGTCACCGTCGAAGCGCCCGCCGTGGATGAGGAGGCGCTGGGCGCGATCGCCGCAGCGATCGCCGTCCTGCTCGCCGCGTGGCTCGCAGGGGCAGCCGCTCGGGAAGCGCTCCGCCTGGCCGTGCCCGGCGCTGCTGCCGCGGTGGTGGCCGCCGCGGTGGTGGCGTTCCTGGCTGGCCTGTCCGACAGGTTTTTGCGCGACCAGCTCGGTGCCGCGCTCTCCCAGGCGCAGGCGTCCGGCCGGTTCGCGGTGCTCGACGCCGCACCCGCCGCCGACCAGTACATCGCCTCCGAGGTGCTCGACGCCGCAACATGCGGGCCGTGCCGCGACATCGACGGCCACACCTTCGACGACCTCGACGCTGCCCGCGCCGCCTACGGCAACGGCAGCTACGTGCTGTGCGAGGGCGGCATCCGCTGCCGCGGCACCGTATTCGCCCTCTTCAACGACTAGGAGACGCCGGTGAGGCTCAAGACCGCACGCCCCCAGGCGCGCATCGGCGCCGCCGACTGGTACCGCATCCGCAACCTGGCCGACAACGAGGCCGAGGTCGTCATCTACGACGAGATCGGCTGGTTCGGAGTGTCCGCCCAGGACTTCATCCGCGAACTGCGCGACGTCACCGCCAACCAGATCACGCTCCGGGTCAACAGCCCGGGCGGCGAGGTGTACGACGGCATCGCCATCTACAACCTGCTCAGGAGCCACCCGGCGCATGTCACCGTCTACGTCGACGGCATCGCCGCCAGCATCGCCTCCGTCATCGCGCTCGCTGGCGACGAGATCATCATGCAGCCGCACTCTCAAATGATGATCCACAACCCGTGGGCGATGTGCATCGGCAACGCCTCCGACATGGCCGACATGGCAGCCCGGCTCAGCAAGCACGCTGACGACATCGCCGCCGTCTACGCCGACCGCGTCGGCGGCACCGTCGACGAGTGGCGTGAGCGCATGGCCGCCGAGACGTGGTTCTCCGCCGAGGAGACGGTCGAGGCAGGCCTGGCCGATCGGGTCGGGCAGCACACCGCCTGCCCCGCCGACGGCAACACTGACGCCGCCGTCAGCAACTCGTGGGATCTGTCCGTGTTCCGGTACGCCGGCCGCGAGCATGCGCCCGCCCCTGTCGCGGTCATGGCCGCGGCTTCACAGACTCCCCCGGCCGAGCCGGCCGCGGGGCCCCAAGAAACCCAGGAGGGGGACACCATGTCCACTCTGACCGAGGGGCTGCGTGAGCGGCTCGGCATCGCTGATGACGCCGAGCTCGACGACGACGCCCTGCTCGACGCGGTCGACCAGGCTCTGGCCGAGCGTGCCGAGCCATCCACTGCGGGGCCCGCCCCGGGGCCGGAGCCGGTCGCGGCCCGCATCCCGGACGGGATGCAGCTGATCGACGAGGCCACCCTCGCCGAGTTGCGCGCCAGCGCCGCCCAGGGCGTCGAGGCTCGCGCCCTGCAGCGGACCGAGGCCCGCGACCAGGCGCTCAACGACGCCATCCGCGTCGGCAAGTTCCCGCCCGCCCGGCGCGACCACTACGCCGCAGCGTGGGACGCCGACCCGGAGGGCACCCGACAGCTGCTCGATTCCCTCGCCGAGGGGCTCGTGCCTCTCGCCGACGTCGGCCAGCCCGGCGGCGAGCCCACCGACAACGGCTTCGACGCCGAGGTCGACCGTCTCTTCACCACGCCTGGACGGAGCGCCTAAGCCATGGCTGACTACCTGCCTATCTACACCCCGGCTGAGACTGCCACGTTCACCACCAGCGCCGCCGTCATTGGCGGGCAGCTGCTGCACGTGTCCGGCAACGGCACCGTCTCCCCGGCGCCCGCGGGTAGCGCGGCGTGGATCGGCGTCGCCTCTGGTGACGCCGCCTCCGGCGCCCGTGTCACTGTGTTCTGCCGCGGCACCGTCCACGAGTCCACCGCCGCTGGCGCCATCACGGCGGGCGCCCAGCTCGCCACCGGCGCGGCCGGCACCGTCGCCACGCTCGCGGCCGCCGCCGGCGCCGCAGCGGGCGACATCAACAACGCGCGTGGCGTCATCGGCGTCGCGCTCACCACAGCAGCGGACACAGCGCTCGTCCGCTGGATGGCCTGGTAAGGAGCCACGATGCCTGTTAACCCGTACGCTCCGCCGAGCCTGGCCGGTGACCTGCTCACCATCCACCGCCTGCTCGCCTCGCCGACGCAGATTCGGCGCCGCCTGCAGACCATCACCGACATGCGGTTCATCTCCGACCAGATCCTCACCCAGCGTTTCCGGTCCTCCGGCGGCGCGGTGCTGTACGAGGTCTCTGAGCCGATCTTTAACGAGCGTGACCCCGAGGCGGTTGGGCCGGGCTCGGAGTATCCGAAGGCCGTCACCCCGATCGGCGCTGCGGCGCTGGCCTCGGTTCTGAAGTGGGGTCAGGCCACCCGCATCACCGACGAGGCCATCAAGCGGAGTGTGCCCGCTGGTGCGCCGGTGGACCGGGCTCTACGCAAGGTGATCAACACGGTGATCCGGCACATCGACGGCATCACCATGTCGGCGGTCGCGTCCGCTGTCACGCAGACGCAGGCCGCCGGCGACGACTGGATCGCGACCACGGCGACGATCCTGCGGGACATCGAACTCGCCACGGCGAAGATCGACGACCTGCAGATGGGCTACATGCCCGACACGATCGTCATGTCGTCGACGAAGTACGCCTACATGGCGTCCGACGACAAAATCTCCAACCTGCGACGCAGGGAGGCGACCGACAACCCGGTCTACGGCGGAGACATCGAGCGGCTCGGCGGCCTGGTCGTCATCAAGGCGCCGCTGTCGTCGCTGCCGTCGGATGACGTGTGGATCCTCGACAGTAAGCAGCTCGGCGGCATGGCCGACGAGGCGAACGTCGACCCGGGCTACACCGTGTCGGAGATGGCGGTGCAGATCCAGACGGAGCGTCTGGCGACGAAGGACTCGTGGGAGATGTGGGGCCGGCGTATCACGGTGCCGGTCGTGCAGGAGCCGGGCGCCGCCATCAAGATCACCGGAACGAACCCGTAAGGAGGGGCCGTGACTAAGCAGTACAAGGTGACCGCGCCGTGCGTGGTCAACGTCCCGGTCTCCTCCGAGCAGGGCGCCCAGCTCACCACCTTCTACCGTGGCGCGCTCCTGCCCGAAGGGGTGCCCGCGGCACGGGTCAAGCACCTGCTCGACTCGAACCTTATCGAGCAGGTGAAGGACGGCGACGCCCCCGTCGAGCAGCCGCTCACCGTTAACTCCCGCTCCAGCAAGGAGCAGCTCGTCGCGTACGGGGTGGCTCAGGGCGACGACCGGGCCGCGCTGGAGGCGATGACGGTCAAGGAGCTGAAGGAGCTCTACGTCAAGGACGCCGAACCCCAGTAGATCGTGGCCCGGCCAGCGCGGATCCCCAGTACCCGCCGGCCGGGCCACCACCACAACCACATAGAGGAGGTGCGCGGTGGCCGATCCGTCGTGGACGCCGAGCCTGGAGCAGGTGGCCGACCACATCCCCACCCGCACCCGCGACGCCGCTCAGGCCGGCGACACGGCGCTTCTGGGCACCTTCAACAGCCAGACCGAGCCGACCGACGAGCAGGCGCTCCGGCACATCAAGGCCGCCGTGGCCGAGGTGCTCGGCGCCGTCGGCGGTGACATCCCGGCCACGCCTGCCTTCCTCGGCGAGCTGGCCGGCGAGGCGGCTGCTCTGCGTGCGGCGGCGGACATCGAGCTGGGCTACCCGAACCGGAACGCTGACGCGGACCGGTGGGCGCAGCTGGACCAGCGGGCGAAGGACGTGCTGCAGCGGCTGATCGACGCCGTCAACGACGCCGGGAGCGGCCCTGAGGGCGCGCTGCTGCCGGTCTACTCGTTTCCGGATCCGCCGTGGCACGGCGACTACCACCTCTGAGGAGGCGCTGTGGCTGACGTGCTGTGGGTGTGGAACGAAGCGGAGCTGTTCCGCGTGCTCAAGAGCTACAACGGGCCGGTCGGACTGCACATCGCCAAGCTCGCCCGCGAGGTCACACGGACATCCAAGCGGTACGCCAACGTGTCCCCGGCCGGGGACATCGATGCGGGCCGGCCGCCCGGCTACATGCGGGCAAAGATCCGGTGGGATCGCGGCCGTGACCTGATCGGCGTGTACGCCGACATCTCCTCCCCGGCGCGCACAGCGAGAGACGGCGCCCCGTACGGCCTGTTCATGGAGGTCGGCACGCGGCCACACATCATCCGGCCGAAACGCCCCGATGGCTGGCTGCGGTTCATGGTCGACGGCAAGGTCGTGTTCGCCCGCGTCGTCCACCACCCCGGCACCCGGCCGTACGCCTACCTGCGGCGCGCCCTCGCCACCCTGCGCGGAGCCTAGATGGCCCGCGTCGCGGCGACCGCCGCAGTCCTCGCCTGGGCCAACGCCCACCCGACCCTCACCGGCCCCGGCAACCCCTTGGATCAGGGCGCGTTCCGCGACCAGATCCGATCCCCGTCCCGGGGCGCCTATCTGGTGCTCGCCCGCATCGACGGCGCTGACGCGCTCGTTGCCGAGGCCCCGATCGATGAGGCCCGCGTCGCCGGGCTGGTGTTCGCCGCCACCGACGAGGCTGCGGAGACGGCCGCCGTGGCGTACGCCAACGCCCTGTCCGCGCTCACCGGCACGCCGACGCCGATGGGCGACGCGACGTGCCTGGTCGTGGACGCGATCACGGGCCCGCAGTTCCTCGACGACGGGGCCGGCGCGCGCGGGGAGCTCTACGCCTACCAGGTGGACGCGACGTTCTTCTTCGCTTGACCCCGCCCTTCTCCTCTCTTCTCCTTCCGCCGTGTCCTGACCTGGAGGTTCTTATGGCGGCTCTAACCCTGCAGGTGCTCGTACCTGGCGGGTCCGAATCCACCCTCGTTGCCGCGACCAGCGGCGGCGACACCTGCCCTGCCGGGCCGGGCGTGTTCCTGGAGGTTGACAACGGCGGCGCGTCGCCGTGCTCCGTCACGCTGGCCGCCCAGTACTCCACGTACGGCCTGGAGCTGGAAGATCTCGTGGTCGCGGTCCCGGCCGGCGAGCGGTGGAAGATCCCCGTTCCGAAGCTGTTCGCGGCGGCGGACGGGGCTGCGTCCATCACCTACTCCGGCGTGGACACGGTCACCGTCGGCGCCTTCAAGGCCGCGTGATGGCCGGCCGCCGCGACGCCAAAACGTCGCCCACCACCGCCGCCCAAGCGCCCGCCGCGCCGCCGTACTACATCGCCACCCGGCCGCTGTTCATCGGCGGCAGCCAGTTCAACCGGGCCCACAACGTCGGCGACCGCGTGCCGCCCGACCACGTCGAGGAGTACGGCTGGCACGCCGGCGTGCGCCTCCCGGACGGCTACGAACCGCCTCCGTCCAACCCCACCCCCGAGCCTGAGACCGCCACTGGCCAGGCCACCAGCAAGGAAGGTGACGTCTGATGGCTCGTGGAAACCCGGCCAACCTAGCCCTGGGCCCTGGAAAGCTGTACATCGCCGTGCTCGGCACCACCGAGCCGACCGATCTCACCACCCCGTGGGAGACCGTCTCCGCCGCGTGGATTCCGCTCGGCTACACCGACGAGGGCTCGACGTTCAACTACTCGGTGGACTCTGAGAACGTTGAGGTCGCCGAAGAGTTGGACCCGGTCGCCGTCGCGCTCACGTCGCGCGAGCTGGGCCTGTCCTTCGCCCTCGCGGAGATCACCGCCAGCAATCTCAAGCGGGCGCTCAACGGCGGCACCATCACCCCGGGCACCGGCATCGTCGTCTTCGAGCCGCCCGCCCTCGGCGAAGAGGTGCGCACCATGCTCGGCTGGGAGAGCGAGGACGCGACCGAACGCTGGGTGTACCGCAAGTGCCTCCAGATCGGCGCCATGGAGATGAGCAGGGCGAAGGGCGCGGCCAAGGCCACCATTTCGTGTGACTACCGGCTGGAGAAGCCCGCCGAGCTCCCCGCCTTTAAGGCCATCATGACGACGGCGAGGGCCTGACATGGCCAGGCGCTCCTACACCTCCCGCCGCGGCGACCAGCCCACCGCAGCCCTGCGGCCGTTCGACCTCGACGGCGTCACCTTCACCCCGCAGGGCAACGTGTCCATGATGGACGTGTCCGAGTTCGCCCGCCTCGCCTCCCAGGGCCTCGACTCCCAGAGCCCGGAAGCGGTCGGCTTCCTCGCCGACGTCTACCGGTCCCTGCTCGGCGACCAGTACGCGGCCTTCCGCGAGCACTGCCGCAAACACGGCACCGACGGCGCCGTCCTCGTCGAGATCCTCGGCGACATGGTGGCCGGAGCTGTGGAGGAGGAGACCGGCCGCCCTACCGTCAGGTCCTCGGACTCCTCCGATGGGCCGCCACCCGCCCCGGCTACGCAGACGGTCGTTTCCTTCTCCAAGCACACGGTCGAGACCCAGCCGGTGGAGGAGACCCCGCAGCTGGTCTCCTACGGCTGAGCGACCTGCCCCTGCCTGATCTGCTCGACGTGCTGCATGCCTGCTGGATCGACTGGCGGCAGCAGACGCTGCAAACCGAAGCGCTGCTGGCGCTGGCCGGGGCGGCGGAGAAGGTCGAGCCGGACGTGCATGTCCAGTTCGACGACCTGTACGGGGCTCCTACCCCGCCTCCGCCGCGTAGGCCGATGACCCCGCAGGAGCGCGAGGAGCGCATGCAAATCATCGCCCAGCTCGCCACATAGCTACCGAAGAGACGGGCTGGGGGTGCGATGGCTGCCACCCCCCTCGCCGAGGCGTTCGTCCGCGTCAGAGCGTTGACCGACCGGTTCAAGGACGACGTCGAGAAAGGCTTCTCCGGGCTCGGCGACGACTTCGGCAAGCAGTTCTCCCGCGAAGCGTCCGCCCGGCTCCGCAACGAACGTGGCCAGTTCGCGGGCGCCGGCAGCGAGGCCGGACGCGCCTTCGGCCAGGCCATGGCCACCGAAGGGGTTCTGACCTTCACCCGCGTCCAGGAGTACTTCCCCCTCGCCCGTGATCTCGGTGAGGCGGCGGGCGAGGAGGCCGGGGAGGCGTTCGGCCGTGGCTTGGCGGAGGAGGGCGCCGTCCGGTTCGGTGAGGACGGCAACACCTTCGTCCGGGCCGGCCGTGAGGTGGGCGGCGACGCGGGCGAAGCGGCAGGGGAGTCCTTCTCCTCCCGGTTCTGGCGTGACGCGAACGGCCGGTGGCGGGACGAGCGCGGCCGGTTCGTGTCGGAGGCCGAAGCGCTCGGCGAGGCTGCCGGGCGTGGCTTCTCCGACGGTTTCGACCGTGGCCAGGGCGGCGGGCGTGGCCGCGGGCAGCGGCATGGCCGGGACTTCGGTGACGGCTTCTCTGATGGGCTCGCAGGCGCTCTGTCCCGGGTGGGGGATCTGGGGCGGCGTGCGCTGGAGGCGATGCTGCCGTCGCTCGGCCGGCTCACCGCCGGGTTTGGTGGTGCCGCCTCTGCGGCTGGCGGGCTGCTGGCGACGGTCGGCAAGTGGACTGCGCTGGCGGGTGGCGTGGCTGCGGTCGGCGCCGCGGCGGCGTCGGCGGCCGGCTACGTGGTGGCCTTGTCGGCTGCGCTGGCGCCGCTGGGCGGGCTGCTGGCCGCGCTGCCGGGCGTGGCGCTGACGGGTGCTGCGGCGTTCTCAGTTTGGCGTCTGGCGACGGGCGGGCTCGGCGAGGCGATGGGCGCCGCCCTGTCGGGCAACGCGGAGGCGCTCGCCGCGGCGATGGGCAAGCTGTCGGAGGGCGGCGTCCGGTTCGTCAGCGAGTTTCAACAGGTCATCCCGCTGCTGAAGGACTTCAAGGCGGCGGCGCAGGACGCGTTCCTGTCGCAGATCGCGGGCGAGTTGGCAGGCTGGGCGTCGGCGATCGGCGGGTTGAAGCCCGCCGTCAAGGACCTGGCGTCCGAGTTCGGTGGGCTGGTCCGCACGTTCTTCGAGTTCGGCACCGCGCAGGGCACTCTCGTCCAGCTCGACGGCGTGCTGCGGGATACGCACTCGCTCGTCGGTGCGATCCACTCGGCGCTGGAGCCGCTGTTGCAGGGCTTCCTCGACCTCGGTGTGGTCGGGTCCGGCTGGTTGGCCAGCATGTCCGGCGGCCTGCAGGACGTGCTGGTCAGGTTCGGCCAGTGGATGTCGCGCATCGCCGAGAGCGGTCAGGCGCTGGCGTGGATGGACGGCGCCCTCCGGGTGCTCAAGCAGCTGGGCGCGCTGGTTAAGGACGTTTGGGACATCTTCGACGGGTTGATGGATGCCGCCAGGGAGGCGGGCGGCGACGTTCTCGGCGTGCTCGGCAGCCTGGTCGATGGGTTCGCGAAGTGGGTGAAGTCGGCTGAAGGCCAGGAGGTGCTGGTCGCCGTTTTCAGGGCGCTCAACGACATCGGCTCCGCGTTGCTGCCTGTCATCACCGCGCTCGCTGGTGCCATCGGTGTGCTCGCCCCGATCGTCGCTCAGCTGGCCGAGCTGATCGGCCCGATCCTGACGACGGCGGTCAACGCGCTTGGCCCGGCCATCGCCCAGCTCGGGCCTGGCGCGATTGCCGTGTTCACAGCCCTGGGCGCGGCGGTGCAGACGTTGGCGGATTCCGGCGCGTTGACGGAGATCGCGCAGGCGTTCGCCGCTCTTCTGACGGCCCTGGCTCCGCTACTTCCGGCGCTGGCTGATCTTCTGGTCCCGATTCTGCAGGGCTTGGCGGTGCTGGTCACGACGGCTGTTGCTCCGGCTCTGTCCACCTTGGTCGGCTGGATCCAGCAGGCTGTGACCTGGATCACGACGGCGCCGCTCAACGACGATCACCCGCTCGCACGCTTCGCCGCGTTCGTCACTGACACTCTCGTGCCTGCTGTGCAGACGGCGTGGGGGCACCTGAGCACGGCGTTCACCGAGCTCGCCGGCTGGATCGAAGCCAACCGCGCCACGTTCGAGGCGTGGGGCGTGAAGATCGCCGAACTGTACGCGACTGCTCAAACGATCTGGACGACCGTCTCGCAGCTGATCGGCGCCGTGTTCACCGACATCTCGACCTGGGTCAGCGAGAACCAGGGGAAGTGGACGGAGTGGGGCGACCGGATCGGGTCAATCGCCACCACGGTCGGGGACATCGTCGCTGGCGTCTGGGAATTTATCAAGATCGCTTGGGACACCTTTGGTGGTCCGTTGCTCGATCTGATCGGCGGCTTGTTCGGCGCGATCCTGCAGGTCATCGACGGCATCATGCAGGCCATCAAGGGCGTGATCGAAACCATCCTCGGCGTGATCACCGGCGACTGGGAGCGCGCCTGGAACGGCGTGAAAGACATCTTCGGCGGCATCTGGGAGGTGATCAAAGGCGTATTGTCCGGCGCGCTGGAGATCATCAAATTCCAGATCTCGAACGCGTTGGCGCTGGTCGGCGACACCTGGGACGGTGCCTGGGCCAAGATGGAGCGGGTCGTCGGCGACGTGTGGAACGCGATCACGTCATGGATCGGCCGGAAAGTCGACGAGGCCGGAGACATCATCAACCGGCTCTCCCAGATTCCTGGCCTGGTGAGCGACTGGTTCGGCCAGGTGCGGAACGCGATCGTCGACCGGTTCAACGACGCGGTCAACTTCATCCGTGGCATCCCCGGCATGATCACGGGTGCGCTCGGCAACCTGGGCGGGCTGCTCTACGGGGCGGGCCAGTCGATGATGCAGGGCTTGATCGACGGTTTGTACTCGATGTGGCAGGCCACCTACAACGCCGCGTCGGAGATCTTGAACCACATTCGTAACTTGTTCCCGTTCTCGCCGGCCAAGGAGGGCCCGTTCTCGGGCAAGGGGTGGACGTTGCATTCGGGCCGCGCCATGATCTCGGCTCTGGCTGACGGCGTCCTGGCGGAGCAGGGTGCGCTGACCTCTGCCATGGATCAGGTGATGCGGGCGGGTGCGGATGCGCTGGCTCCGTCGCTGACGGTGCCCGGTCTGTCGGCGATGGTGGAGCCGACGTCGGCTCCCGGTTTCGCGGGGTCGTTCGGGGCTGTTGCGGCAGGGGCGGGCGCGTCGGCGGGCCGGTCGATTCAGGTGGAGAACCTCATCCTTCAGGGCGTGTTCGACCCCACGAATCCGGTCTCGTATCGGCGGATGGTGGAGCGGCTGCGCGAGGCGATCATCGAGTTGGAGCAGGAGGGGTACGTCAATGGCTGACCTGCAGCTCGGCCGGCTCACCCTGCGGGAAACGATGCGCTTCACGGAGAGCGCCTACCAGGGGTGGAGCATGCACATCGAGGGCGTCGAGGTGTGCCCACTCCTCACCCGGGCGGAAACTTGGGACCGCTTCGACGGTGTGCTCGGCGGGCAGGGCGGCCTCATTGCCGCCTTGTGGGAGGAAAAGAGCGAGCGCAACGGCTACTACACCGTCAGCTCGGCGTCGGGTGAAGTGCGGGACCGGAAACGCCAGGGCATCACCGAGATCGCCTGGAAAGTCTCACTCCAGCGGCACGGCCCTGACTCCGACGTCGACCTGGAGTCGCGGCTGCCCGGCGCGGCGCGGCTGAATGACTTCAGCCTGACGGGAGAGCGGTGGAGCGCGCCGAGCATTGGCCACTACGCCTACTTCACCGGCGCCACGATCCCATCGACGTTGACCCGGGCGACGACGGATGGCGACATCATCGTCTACCGCGGTGTGCCGGCCGATGTCAGCCCGCGGTGGGGCTGCCGGGTGGAGGACTACCTCCGCGGCCGGGTGCGCGTGTTGAACTCCGGCGTGGAGCGGGTGGGTGCGGCGCATCCGCTCGACGCCAGCCAGTGGGAACTCGGCAACGGTCTCGTCAGGGTGCGTCCGATGTCGTCCGGCGGCAGCATTGAGGTGGCCAGCTTCACGGGCGGGGCGTGGAGGCCGAAAGCCTGGTGGGTGGACATCGGCGGCACCCAGATCACCGCGTGGGACTCGGCCAGCGTGCTGCAGAACGACCTCGAACGGTGCACGATTCGCCTGGCTGTGCGCCGGTCGCCGGTGGGCCGCGCCTACCTCGACCTCACTCTCCGGCGCGGAAGCCGCATCATCGAGGGCTACCTGCAGCGCGGTGACAGCGGCACCTTGTCGGTGTACCTGGCCAGCGCGGAGACGCTGACCGACTCGACCTCGTACGTGGTGCGCTCGACGAACGACGCCGACGGCAACCGGGTCGTCGCCGGGTCGGCGCGCAACTTCGACCCGCACGCCGACGGCGGCCTGACCCGCACCTTGAACACTGCCATGGACTTCTGGCTCGGCGTGGTCGCGGGCGGGGACAGCTCGGTGTCGGGCGACCAGGCGACGAACCTGCGGGATCAGTACATCGGGGCACTCCCTGAGGTTGTCGCAGCGGTGAGGAGGTAGCGGTGCCGGTCAACGAGAAGCTCATGGAGCTCGGAAGCTGGAGCTTCGAGCTGGTCGACGAGACCCCGAAGACGGTCCTCGACCAGATCGGCTACTTCGGCCACGTCGCCTTCGTGCCCGGCAAGCTGAACCCGGCGGAGTACGGCGACGAGCTGCTCGACATGGCCCGGTACGTCGGGGTCGTGATGGGCAAGAGCGTCGACCACCTGCGCAAAGTGGTCAGCGGGCAGGGCATGTCGCTGTGGCTGGCCGACAGCGACGGCAAGGGCGACCTGATCGAGACGCCCATCCAGATCACCGGGCAGACGTTCGCCAACGCGATCCGAGCCATCCTCGGATCGGGCACGGCGGTCGTCGAGGGCACGCTGCACAGCGGCGTCGCCGGGACGTACACCGGCCGGCACGTCTACCAGTCGCGGCACAAAGCGATCAACTTCATCTGCACCACGATGGGCGCGGAGTGGCGGGTCAACGGCCGGGGAGAGCTGGATGCTGGCCTGACCACGTCGTTGTACAACGAGACGCCGGACACGGTGATCGTGCGACGCCGGCCGAACCGACACACGGACGGCGATGATCTCTCGCTGCATGGGCTGCGCGGGGATATGGGCGTGGCCAGTGACGTCAAGGATTGGACGGACAGAGTCGTCCTGCTTGCCGAGGGCGAGGGGAATGCGATCGCGACGGCGAGCGCGGACAACCCCGATAATCCGTACCTTGACCTGCGCGGGCAGCCGATCCATCGAACTAGGGTGATCTCGGAGTCGACCACCGCGCCGGGGAACGCGGCGGCCAGGGCCGAGTACCAGCTCGCCAAGTACGTCACGCCTCGGTCGGCGCTCACACTGACGACGGACGATTACGACGTCAGCGGGGCGTTTGCGGTCGGCGACTGGGCGTGGATTTACAACGTCGCCGCTGGCCTCGTGGACACGCAGAACGAGATCACGTTCCGGGGCGAGCGGATCAATCCCATCCGCATGCGGATGGTGGGCGCGTCGTGGCCAATCCGTCGTGGCATGACGGTCGCCTACCGGGGCCAGGATGGCTCGTGGCTGGATTTGACGCCGTATGTGGTGTGGGAGGGCGGGGAAACCACGGTGACCGTGGGCGACCTGCTGAGGGCACTCTCTGATGGCAGTGTGGAGCCGGTGGGGCCCAGGCCGATCCCGGATTCGACGATCCCCGGCGTGGTGTCGTGGTCGCTGCCGTTCGAGTCGGGTGTCTACCTGGCCGCTGACGGCACTACCAGGGCGAAGATGCTGGTCAAGTGGGATCTGCCGTTGAACGTGGACGGCTCCACGATCCTTGACGGCGACCATTACGAGATCGGCTACGGGGTATCCCCGGTTGCGGTAGACGAGTGGCAGACCGCCTACGCCCCGTGGGGTGACCTGCAGGCGATGGTGAACGACCTGTCGCCCGGGGTGGACTACGACTTCCGGATCCGCGCGGTCGACTCCAGCAACAACCAGGGCGCCTGGTCGGCGACGCAGACGGAGCAGACGAACGCCGACACGATCGCGCCCAGCACTCCGGCGCCGCCGACGGTGGCCGGGTCGCTGATCGCGATCCAGATCACGCACACGCTGGGCATGGCCAGCGGTGGCGAGTGGAATCTGGAGCTCGACCTGCACCACCTGGAAGTGCACGTCGGCGCGACGAACACCTTCACGGCGGACGAGACGACCCTCAAGGGGGCGGTGTCCGCTCACGCGGGCATGATCGCGGCGCAGATCCCAGCGGTGGGCACGGTGCCCGTGGCCGAGACGACCGCGCGATGGGTGCGCGTGATCGCCGTGGACGAGGCTGGCAACCGGAGCGCTGCGAGTGCGGCGGTGACGGCGACGGCGGTGCTGATCGACGATGCGCACATCTCCGACCTGACCGTCACCAAGGTCACGGCGGGCACGGTCAGCGCGAACTGGCTGCTCGGCGCCTCCATTCGCACGGCGAACTCAGGGCAGCGGGTGGAGCTCAACCAGACCGGCCTGCACGGCTACAACAGCGGCGGAACCGAACTCGTCTCCCTGCTCAACACCGGCAGCTTCACCCTGCGCAGCGCCACGACGGGGGCGCGCGTCGAACTCGACAACTCCGGCTTCCGCGCCTACAACAGCTCATCCCAGCAGACCGTCGACATCGCCTCATCCACCGGCAACGTCACCATCGTCGGCCAGCTCAGCAGCGCCTTCTCCGGCCGCCGCATCATCTTCAACCCGTCCGGCACCACCGACCCTGAGATCAGGTTCCTGTCCACCATCGGGACGATCGCCACCAGCGCCCGCATCATGCTGGCCAACAGCGACAGCGACTGGACCTTTTTCAAGATCGAAGGCCCGACGGCGGGTGGATCGCCAGCTCAACTGCACCTCAGCCATGGTACAGGTGTCGGGTTCACACGGCTGGGAGAGGACAGCGCAGCCGACTCGTACGACGAGGGGCAGTTCATCGGGCTCGGCAACTCTTACAGCGACCGGCGGATCTGGTTCAGCGGACGCATCAAACCCGCCAATGACTCCGGGGTTCCCTTTGGTCACAGCGCCGTCATCCCCGGCTCGGTGGACGTCGACGGCACAGCTTTCACGATCTTTGACGGGTACTACGCAGGAGATCCCATGTACGCGATGTTCACCCCCACAGCCGGTAACGCTGTCGGCCACGCGGTGACCTCGAACGGCTCGTCGAGTTTCAGCGGCATAGTGTCGGTGGGGCTGTCCGGATCCGACCGGGTCACCTACTGGAACATCAGGTTGTGACCATGTCCGACTGGAGCATCATCCGCATCAAGGACGACGCCGCCGCGAAAGGGAGCGAACGCTGGACGATCGTCTACTCGGTGCCGGTCGAATACGCGCCCGATGGGGTGTTCTCGTTCTCGATCCCGAAGAACTCCCTGAACAGCGTGGCGGCCGCGTTCGAGTACGACATCGAAGACCACGACCAGGCGGACGCCATGTTCGATCATCTGATGACGTACCCGATGCTGACCGCGCCGGTGATCGGCGAGCCTGATGCGGGCGGGTTCGGCGCGCTGATGCGCTCCGGCTCTGCGACCGCCAGGCCGTTGGCCGGCGCGAAGGCTGCGGTGGATGGAACGAACCTGTACGCGCGCGATCCCGCCGAGCTGCGGGAGAGCATCATGGCGGGCATCGGCGAAATGAAGGCGGGGCTGGCCCGGCTCCAGCCTGCAGAGAAGGTGGAGCTGCACGAGGCTGGCCGGTTCGTCGCCATGGCGGACACGTCGGAGAACCCGAAATACCTGGTGATGCAGGACATGATGTCGCGGCTACTGCCCGGCAACATCGAAAAAGGCCGCGAGTTCCACCGCAGCAAGCGGGCGGCCCTCACGGGGAGGCGATGATGGACGGTCAGCGATGGTCGGTGCCGACGGATGCGGTGCTGGCGAAGGTGGAGGAGCAGCGCAACAGTCTGCTCACCGAGAACGCCACGCTGGCGGTGCTGGTCGACCAGCTCATGGCCGAACGCGACCAGGCGCTCGCCGACCTGGAGAAGCTCCGCGCCGACGCCAGCTAGATCTACCGGTAGTAGTAGGTGGTCTTCCGCTTCTTCCGGAACACCATCCGGAACAGCCACCACGGCAGCCAGACGAAGATCCCCCACACCCCGCACGTGCACACCGTCAACAGCAGATGCGTCGCATGCGACATCCCGGACAGGCCCCGCTGCTTGTGCACCGCCTTCACCTTGCGCGGCATCTGCGGCTGGCGGGGATCCGGCGGCGGGTAACCCATTGCAACTCCTGACGTCGGTGACCGTGTGAGACGCCCCAAGCATCCCCCCGGATGACAGCCCCCGCATGTCCACATCCGGACACCCCTTGATCGTGCCGCCCGCCGCTTGAGGGTGCCGGCGGGCGGCACACCCTTCCACGGCGAGGAGTGACGTGACCGATGCCCCATCCCCGGGCGAGCTCTCCCGCCGGATCGACCAGGTGACCATGTCACTGACACAACTCGTCCAAAGGACCGAATACACGGCAGACCGGCGCTACGACGACCGGCGGATCAGCGAAGTCGAGGCGGACGTGGCCGAAGTGCGCCGCAGCCTGGCCGACGAAATCAAGGCGCTGCGGGCCAGCATCGAAAACGCGACAGAGAAGCGCGGCACCAACATGCGGCAGGCCATCTACACAGGCATCCTGCCCGCCGTCTTGGTCCTGCTCGGCATCGTGGTGCAGATCTGGCTCGCCAGGCAGGGGTCGTGATGGGCGAGCATGTGCGGCGGATTCGCCGCAACTGGGTGCTCGTGGCCGCGGCTGGCGTGATCGGCGTTCTGGTCGTGTTCATCTCGATCCAGATTCACGCCCTCGGGGAGCAGCTGCGCAAAGCCGAGGAGGACAGTCACGTCCTGGCCGATCAGGTGGAGCGGCTGGGCGGGACGCCGCTGGTGTCGCCCGCGCCTGGCCCGACTGGGGCGCGTGGACCTGGCGGTTTACCTGGACCGCAGGGTGAGCCCGGCCCGGCAGGTCCTGCCGGGAGGGACGGTGCTCCAGGCCCAACCGGCGAGCCGGGTAGGGATGGCGCGCCGGGCCCCACGGGGCCGCCCGGGGCGCAGGGAAGCCCAGGCCCCAGGGGCGAGCCGGGAGAGACGGTCACTGGTCCGCCCGGCCCGAAGGGCGACAAGGGCGCAGACGGTGGCGACGGTAAAGACGGGGCCGCCGGGCTGAAGGGTGAACAGGGCGACCCGGGGCCGCGCGGCGAACCCGGCCCGCCACCCGCCTCCTGGACGTTCACCCACCTCGGCATCACCTACCGGTGCGCGCCAACAGAGCCAGAATCCACCATCTACACCTGTGAGCCGGGAGGCTGACAAATGCAGCTTGTGAAGCGTGCCGCGTTCGGCTGGGGCACGACAGGGGCCGCCTACGCGAAACCCCGGCAAGGGCTGGTCATCCACTACGACGGGTCCGACCAGAACCTGGCCGGGAAGCCGCACGCCTCGTGTGTGGACTACTGGCAGCGGACCCGCAAATTCCACACCGGGTCGAACCGGCAGTGGGTCGACATCGGATACAGCTTCGGGGCGTGCCCGCACGGGTTCGTGTTCGAGGGCCGCGGCGAGAATCACGCCCAGGCCGCCCAGCCGGGCGGGAACACCACCTGGTACAGCGTGACGCTCATGTCGGGTCCGGGCGAGAAGCCGACGCCGCCGCAGATTGAGGCGGTGCGCGAGCTGCGGGCGTATCTGATGGGCCGCGGACTCGGCGCCGCGGTGAAAGGCCACCGCGACTTTTACAGCACCTCCTGCCCCGGGGACAGCCTGTACCGGCTCGTCAAGGACGGCACCTTCACCAAGAGCCCGAGCGGCTCCAACATCATCGAGGAGGACGACGTGGACGTTAACGCTGTCTGGCATGACGCCCGGATCAAGATGAACAAGGGCGAGAAGACCGAGTCGGAGCGTTCGCCGGCCTCCGTCCTGCAGGAGCTGGAGACGGAGCAGGACCGCATCAAGTCCCGCCTCGACGAGCTGGGCGGGAAGCTGGACGAGGTTCTCGCCGAGCTCCGTAAGTGACGCGTTTCTGGCTGCAGTACTGGCCGTATCAGACGTGGCTGCCGCAGCATCCCGAGCCTGCCGAGGAGCTGCCCGAAGACGGGCGTATCCCGGGCCTCATCGACGAATCCAACTGACCGGCCTGGGGCCGCTCTTCCTGAGCGCGATCCCTGGTCTTGGGCGGGCTACGGCTTGCCCTTTCTCATGTCCCCCATCCTGAGGAGCATCCTCAATGCGCATCAACAAGTCCGCGACCCTGGCCGCCGCGGTCCTGACGGCCGCCGTCCTGACAAGCGGCACCCCGACGTCGGCCTCCGCAGAGATCGCGAATCTGAGTATCACCGCGATCAACTACAACTCTTACGGCGCGGACACCGTGACGAACAACACCGAGTACGTCGAGGTCAAGAACGTCCACGCCACCGACGCGGTCAACGTCAAGGACCTGCTCGTCCAGGACGCGTGGGCGCGAGGCCGCGACAAGACCACCGGCTGCAACACCTTCCGCCTCGCCGCCGGAGTCCTGCCTGTGGCTGCTGGCGGGAACGCCGACGAGCTTCCCGCGGGCGCCGTGCTGCGACTCCACATGGGTGCGGGCACGCCGGCCATCGACCGGTGGGGCATCCGGCACGTCTACCGGGCCATGCCTGCCGTCTGCGGCTACAACAGCAACGTCTTCAACAACAGCGGGCCCAAGAACAACCGGTTCGCCGAGTGGGACCGCGTCTGGGTCACCCTCGGCAGCGACGTCGAGTTCAAGGGCTACAACTTCTCGTTCGGCTACGTCGCCCGATAGCCCCCCTGTTTTCCGCCCCCACCCGAGGGGCGGCGAGTCCCTGAGGAGGGGCGCATGCAGGTCAAACTGTTCGGCCGCGAGCCCGCGGTCATCCTGTACGTCATCAACGCCGTCGTGGCGTTTCTGGCCACCGTTCCGGCGGTCGGCCTCACCGCGGAATCGTCCGGCTGGGTGATGACCATCGCCAACGGCGTCGTCGCCCTGCTGGTCGCCATGCTGACCCGTCCGTTCGTCGTGTCCGCCCTGACCGGCGCCATCTCGACGGTGTTGACCGGGCTGGCGGCGTTCGGGCTGCCGTTCACGGAGCAGCAGACGGGCGCGTTTGTGATGGTCGTGTCGGCGGTGCTCGGCCTGGTGTTGCGGGCGAACGTGTCGCCTTCGCCGGCGACGTCGGAGTATCCGCCTGGCACGCACGCTTAAGGTCGTCCCGTCTGCGGCTCTGTCGTGGGCGGGCGCGGGGCGGCTGGTTGCTCGGGACTTCCGGCCGCCCCGACAAACCGTCTGCTGAGTCCCGGCGCGTGAAAGCCCGTCCTCCCTGGTGGGAGGACGGGCCGTTTTGTTGTGCGCGCCTATCCTGATGTGTGGGAGCCCCGGCCCGTGGGGAAGCGTGGCCGGGGCTCTCTCCTGCTAACTGGCCGGCGCCTCGTCGGCCTGCCAGTACGTCTCGTCCAGGTAGGAGACGACCGTCAGCCGGCCGCCGTGGTCCTCGGCGTTGTGTTGCTCGGCGGATGCGCGGGCGGCCTGGTCGCTGCGGTAGTGGCTGGCGGTCCACCTGCAGCCGCCGCACCGCCAGGCGCGGTCGTAGCGGTGCGGGTTGGCCCACACGTCGATGCCGTGCCCCCACACCACCATCCCGGCCGGGATGGTCACGGTGGCGGCCGTCACTCGTCGTCGGGCTCCAGGCCGAGCGTGCGGGGGTTCTTCCTCCGCTCGGCTTCGGCCTCCATCTGCGGCTTGACGCCACGGCGGAGCAGCTCTCCGAGCAGCAGGGCCTTGCTGTCCGTCTTCGTCGTGTCCTTCACGCTGTATCCCTTCGTCGGTGCCGGGGCCTTGCCGCCCCCGGAGTCCCGCCCGACGGCTGCCGGGCGGGCGCAACGTCAGCGGCTTCTGGAGACGCGGCCGAGCCGCTCCCGCCAGGCCACCTCGTCCACGTGGTCGCGGTTGGCCTCCTGGTCCCGCTCGCGGTCGGCGTCCCGCTCCTCGTCGGTCCTGTCATCGATCGGCAGTGCGTCCATGTCGCTCCTCTCGTCGGGGGCCGGTCGCCCCGGGCACCCCACCCGACGTGGGCCGGATGGAGCGCCCCGGACGGCCGGGTCAGCGGGGCGCGACAGGCCGGCGTGCGTGGTATTCGAGGTCGAGGTCTGCGGCGGGTACGGCCCGGCGGCAGGTCGAGCACCGGAAGATGATCGGGCCCTCGTCGAGCGCGGTCGTGCAGCGCGGGCAGCGGCGGTTCACCGGGACCGCTCCCGGGCGACCGCGCGGCCGACGCGGGGCAGCTTCGCTTCCGCGTCCCGGATCCGCTTCTGGCTCGCCTGGTTGCGCGGGTCGTCCTCGCTCTCCACGTGTGGCGCGTCCCGCAGCGCGGCGGTGAGCTCGTCGCGGTCGGCCTTGTCGCCGAGCAGCTTGCGCATGCCGTTCTCCTTCTCGTCGTTTGGTGGAGCTGGCTGCTCCGGCCGTCCGCCCGACGCCCCTCATGCCGGGCGGACAACCGCAACGTCAGCGCTCCCTGCCCTCGCCCTTACGACCGGGAAGGGGCTCGCCGAGCATGGCGAGTAGCGCGGTTCCCGCTCTCTTCTGCGCGGCCACGCGAACCGGCGACCATTCCGGCCGGTGGGCGTTGTTCGCGACTTCGGACAGGCTGTCGAGGTACTCCTGCTGCTGCTTGTTCGATGCCATGTCGTGCTCCTTTCGCGTGGAGCGCTCTGCTCCGGACACCCCGCCCGTTCAGGCGGGCGGGGATCCGCAACCTCAGCGCCGGTGTCGGCCGGACCCTTCGCAGTCGGTGCAGATGACGGCGACGAGACGGCCACGGATGGGCTGCTGGAACCGGCCGGTCCCACCGCAGTCCCCGCACAAGCCCTGGGCGCGGGCCTCGGACGGGCCGAGGTTGCTGTTCCGCCACGCGGCCGGCCGCACTGACCCCGTCACGCCGAACCCCGATCGGACCCCACGCCCCCGAGCGGGTCGCGGCGGCGGTCACGGGCGAGCAGCCAGATCGAGCCGATGGCCAGCACCGCCTCGCCGAGCAGCGCCAGCCCGGCCAGGGCGCGCTGGTCGGCGAGCAGCAGCCACATCGTGAGCAGCGTCCCGCCGCAGATGGCGGTGGCGAGGGCGGCGAGCTTCAGGAAGACGGCCATCAGAACGACCCCCGAGCCTTGCGGGCGGCGTCCTTGATCCGCCGCTTGGCGTCACGCTCGCCGCGCTGCCTGACAAGTTCGGCCTGGGCCTTGCGCTGCTCGTCGCGGCTGACACCGAACCCGTTCGCCGTGTGGGCGAGCTGGTTGAGGTGGTTGGTGTTGCGCGCCTGCCCCTTGGCGCGGGCCAGCTTCTCGGGGCTCATCCGGTCGAACATGTGTACTCCTCTTAGCTGGTCGGGTGTGTGGGGAATGGGGGAGCGGATGCTCCGGGCGGCCCTCCCGAAGGGGGTGGGAGAGCACCCGCAACCACCGCTGCGAAGCGATCTTTAAGGGGTAGCGGCCCCGAGAGAGGTAGCGGCACCGCTACCGCAGGCCGCTACCGCCTCCATCAGGGAAAACACGCCAAGGTAGCGGGTAGCGGGAGCCCCTCACTGACGCCTCCAGATGCCCCTCAGAGGGGTTCAGAGGGGTCCGGCCGCCGCTACCCACGGCCGATCTCCCGCCGCTCCACAGCGGCATCCACAGCCGTCCGCTTGCATCCCTTCAACACCTGACCAGACGCCTTCACGTTCTCCGACGGGACATCCAGACCACGCAGCAGCGCCGACAACGACTCCGCCGTCACGTCGCCATACGCCTCCGGCCGGTGCTCCGCCAGCAACTCCGCCAGCCACTGCCACGGCAGCGCCGAACGACCCGCCGGCCACACCCGCTGAACGTCCACCAGCACATCCACCCGCGGCGTCTCCTCCCGGCCAGCCCACGGAGCAACACCGCCGCGGAGCTGCATCGCACGAGCCAGGATCTTCTTCGCTGTCTTCTCGTCCGGGAACTGCGAGCGCACAGCGGTCGGCGAGGCGAGGCCGGTCACCATCCCCCACCCGGCGTCGATCTCCGGCCGGAAGCTCGTGCCGGTGACACCCCGCTTGTACGAGCCTGTACCGAGGATCATGTCGTTCGCGATGTGGTCCTGCACCGCGAGACACCAGCGCATGTTGACGCAGCGGGTGATGCCGGGCGGCAAGCTGTCCTTGTCCGGGATCTGCGTCGCCAGGATGAAGATGATGTTGAGCGCACGGCCGCGCTTGATGGCCCGTTCCGCGTTCGCCGCGGCCTCCTTCGATGCGCCGAACAGCTCGTGCACCTCGTCCAGGACGACGATGACGGGGTGTAGGCCGACACCGGCGGCGGCGAGCTCAGGGGTCACCTTGCCCTCCGGCGCCTGGCCTTCCGCCCGGAACTTCTTGATCAGCTTGCCGCGCTTCTCAGCCTCCGCCAGGGCCCATGCGATGATGCGTTCGCCGTCCTCGATGGCCTCATCGTCGACACCGCACACGTACGTGGAGCACAGGCCGGCATCGTAGAAGTCGGTGAAGTCGCCCGTCCCCTTGTACTCAGCAATCTTGAACTCGACGTACGGGTCCAACGCGCCGACCAGCGCCAACGCCCGCGCGGCGTACGACTTGCCCGAGCCGGGCATGCCGCCGATCAGCCAGTTCCGAGCGAACAAGGGTGCGGCCACGCCACGCTGCCGCTGGTCAGCGCCGAACTCGACGGGCTCGAACACGCTCGTCCGCGCTCCGTCGGCGGCGATCGACCAGCGCGGCGGCTTCATCTTCGACGCGGGCTGGTAGCCGACCCACAAGTCCACCTGCCCGGCGTGGTCAGGGCCGACCGTCGGCCACACCTGGTCGACCGGCAGCCGCAGCGCGGAGGACAGGCCCTCGCGCGCCTCGCACACCTTGACCGCCTCAACGCCGAGCGGCAGGTTGATGCGGGCCAGCTGACCAGGCCCGTCGCGGTGAATCTGCGTCGGGAACGTGATCTTCTTCGGGTCCTTCAGGCCGCTGATGCTGAGCGCGCACAGCGCCTCACGCACCTTCTCCGCCGTCAGCCGCTCGTAGCGGGTCACCGTGACGGCAGGGCTGGTCAACGGCTTGTCGACCGGCCTGCCAGCGCGGGCCAGCCCGAACAGCACGCTGCCCCAAAGCGGCACCTGCGCCCACCAAGGCAGCGTCAACCACGCCGCTACGCCGCCACCGGCCGTCGCCACGATCGCGCCGCTGGCGAGCGGCAGCCGCGACTTGACGTTGTCCTTGCGCTTCGCCTTCAACCGCTCATACTCGTCGACGTTTCCGCTGGCGAGCACGAGCTTTCGGGCGGGCGTGGTCTCCATGTCCCAGGTCCATCGCCACCCCTTGGCGATGAGCCGGCCGCCGCCGACGGGCGCCCACCGCAGCGCACGCCCCACGTACACCGGAGCGCGGCTGGCCTGGAATGCGACCCGGTATCCGGCCTGGCCTGCGGCGTAGCGGGCCGCGGCCTTGATGTCCTGCTTGGAGCGCGCCCACGCGGGCACGATGGCCTGACGTTCGACGACCGCGCGGCCGGTGATGGTGGCGAACACCTGCGGCGGCTCCGGCTCGGCGGGCAGGTCGACGGGCGGGCCAGTCAAGGTCTCTTCGACGGCGACCTCCGCGTCCTGCTCCTGCGGGAGCTCGACCTCGCGGACGGCGACGTTGCCGCGCTGCTCGCCGCTGGGCTGGTCCATGGGCTCCTCTTCGGGCGGGTTGGGGACGACGTGGAATGGCCTGGTCACGACGCCTCCATGTGGATCGCTGACGGACTGGTCATGGCCTCGACGACGACTGCGGCGAGGGTGAGTGCGGAGCCGACGGCTGCGGCGGCATGCCAGCAGATCCGGCAGGCGTAGACGAGGACGAGCAGGGCGGCCACGATGGCTATTCGCAGCGTGCCGAGCAGGCATCCGGCCCAGCCGGCGCGGCGGGCCCGCTCCCGGTAGTCGCTGGTAGTGCGGGCGTCGGAGGTGACTGGCCGCAGGGAGAGCAGGACGAAGAACAGCAGGACGATGGCGCCGGTCAGGAAGTTCGACATCAGGCACCTCCGGCGATGGTCAGGGCTGCGACGAACAGGAACAGGACGTGGAAGGACTGGTCGAGCGCGTAGGCGCCGGTGCCGCACGGGGCCGTCTCCGGCGTGCCGAGCTGGTAGAAGTCGGCCTTGCCGAGACGGTCGGCCAGGCGGGCGAGCGTGCTGCGCCGGTCGGCCCAAAAGTGAGTCGCCGCGTCCACCGTCAGGCCGGCGGCCAGGTATGCGGGGTGAACGTCGAGTCCGGTCACGGTGGTGAGCGCGAGCAGGGCGGCCAGCTTGACGATGGTCAGCGCGATGACGTGGCGGGCGCACCAGATACGGCCCGCACGTCCGGGTGCACCCTTGCCGCACGCCTGCCGGTGCGTCTGCACCCAGTGGTCACCCACCTGGTGCGCGGCGTACAGGGCGCAGAACACCGCGGCGAAGACGGCCAGCTTGGTCAGCGTGTACATGTCCACGGTCACGCCTTCTTTCCAGGAAGTAGCGCCCGCCGGATCCGACCGTCCATCTCGGCCTTCCACTCGCGCGCCTTCTTGGCCCCGTACTGGGGCGAGCAGTTGCCCGCGACGGCGAGTTCGGCGCCGGTCGGGATGCGGCGCTCGACCTCGACGGATGTCTTCCAGTGACGCCACATGGCGTCGGTCGCGCGGGTTTCATCCGGGGTTTCGATCTCGGTTTCGTTCGGAGTTTCATCGCCGCCCTCCGCAGGGAGATCAACAGGGCTCTCTGCGGGCTCGGGTGAAACCTTGATCTCAACCTCGTGCGTGGTTTCGTTCTCGGTTTCGGTGCGGGTTTCGTCGGCGACCTCGTCGAGGACCGCGAGCGCCGCCGACTGCGCCCGGATGAGTGCGGCCTGCGCTGCCGTCACCTCGTCGCGGGTCCGGTCGAGCAGCACGCTCGTCTCCGCCGTCGTCTCCTCCGCCTGCACGGCGAGGATCGACGCGACGGGCGACTGCTCGCCATACCGGACGGCCCAGCGCAGCGCGGTCCAGGTCTCCGACCTCCACAGCAGCCACCGCAGCGCACTGAACTTGGGGGCGCGCGGGTCGATCAGGCCCTGCTCGCGGAGGGCTTGGCGGTGCTGGTGGCGGGAGTGCATCGCCCACAACCACGGCGAGAGGACGGACGCGCCGCCGAACATGACGGCCTGGTCGTCGAACCGCCAGTCGGGGGCGTAGTGGTAGTAGTTCAGCGCGCCCACACCGAGCGCGATGGCGTACGAGGTGACGCGCAGCCGCATCACCGAGTCACCCTCGATCAGCGCCGTGTGCGCGTGCCAGCCCACGTAGATGGCGATCGTCTCGATGACGGCCGCGGTAGCGATGGCCTGCAGCGGCGACCAGCCGAACCCATTCGCCTCCGTGCTGGCCGAAAAGGCGGTGACCTGGCCGACGACGGCGACGACGTTGACGCCGACGATCGCGCCGACGAGGACGAAGGCGTGCCACCACTTCTGCAGGCGGGCCTGCCAGGCGGTGACGCGCTCGCTGCGGGCGGTGGCACTGCTGGTCTTGCGGGTGCGCTTACGGTCCTGGCGGAGCTGCTCGCGTTCGGCGGCCCACTCCTCGTCGCGGCGGGCCCTGTCGCGCTTGGCCTCGTCGCGGATACGGTCGGCCTCAGCGCGGGCCGCGGCGTCGGCGGCGAGCCGCTCGGCCCGGCTGGGCCGGTGCGGTGCAGGCGGCGCGGTGGCGGTCCCGTTGACGCGCTCGTGCGTGGTGGTCATCGCTGCACGTCTCCGTTCGGGAAGGCCCGGTCGTATCCGGCGTCGAACTGCTCGCGGGTGCGGGCCAGCGGCCAGCGGCGGCGCGGGCGGCGCTGCACGGCCGCGAGCTCGCGCACGGCGGCCGCGATGTCAGCGAGGTCACCGCGCAGGCCGGTGAGGTCCTCGTGGATCGCCAGCAGGGCGTTGCCGATGCCGGCCTGCGCGTCGCGCTGCGCGGCGGCGGCACTGTCCCAGTCGTAGGCGTTCGTGGCGCGGCGGCAGTTGCCGTCGGCCGCCTTGTCGAGGAGATCGCGGGCCTGGTCGGCGCTGGTGGGTGTGGTGGTCATGGCTCCTGCTTCGTGTCTGTGGGTGGGTCGGCGTTGGTGCCCGCCCCGGGCGTTGCTCCCGGGGCGCCGGCTGGTTCCGGTCGGGCTGGGCGGGTGTTAGGCGTTGACGAGCGTCCGGCCGCCGCTGTTCACGACGTCCTTGAACCCGGCGCCGGGGCGGAACTTCGGCGCGTGACTCTCGGCGACGTCGACGTCCTCGCCGGTGGACGGGTTCTTCGCGGTGCGGGCGGGGCGGTGGACGCGCTCGAACTTGCCGAACCCGATGACGACGACGTCCTCGCCGGTGGCGACGGTGTCCTGGATGGTGTTGAAGACGGCGTTGACGATCTCGGCCACGTCGGCCTTGGTCTTGCCGGTGGTGGTGGCGACGGCGGCGGCGAGCTCGGTCTTGTTCATGTGCTTCTCCTTCGTGGTGGGAGTGGAGCGGCTCCCGTGGTGTGCTCCGAGTGCCCGTCTGGGACTCGCACCCAGAGGTCTGCTGGTCGGGCTGGTGAGTCAGGCCGGGGTGTTCCAGCAGTCGTCGCAGTCGCGGCACTGCCAGGTGTCGGCCAGGCGTCCGTCGTCGTCGCGGTCGTAGCCGCCGTGCATGGTGTTGGCGCTGCCGCAGCTGGGGCAGATGGGGGCGACGCCGGTCATCGCTTGCCCCGTGGCTTCGGGTCGTGCTCGTCGGTGGTTTCGGTGGGGCGGGCGGACTGCCAGCGGTTGAGCCGGTCCAGGTCGCCGGTCAGGTCCTGGGCGAGGCGCTCCATGGCCTCCTCGTGCGGGGTCATCGCTGGCCTCCGTGGTGGTCCCTGTCGGGACAGGGGACCTTGACCAAAATCCATCGCGTGGGGTCGAACTCGACCCAGTCGAGGCTGACGGTGCCCGTGCCGTCGCAGGTCGGGCAGGGGGCCGTCACCGCTTGCTGCACTTCGTGCAGCCGGGGTGGGTGCACCCGCCGCGGTCCATGAGGGTTCGGGTGCCGACCGGGCGGGAGGCGTTGGCCTTGAGGATCTGGTCGAGCTGCTTCTGCGTGTCCTTGATCTCGGCCGGGCTCACCGGGTCGCCGCCTTACGGTCGCGCCGGTCGGCGAGGGAAACCACGTTGGCGGGCAGGGGAGGGGCGGGCATGCCCGCCAGGGGGGCGTGGCCGGCGTGGTCGAGTTCGCTGGCGGCAACCATCGACAGTCGGGTGGCCCATTCGACCAGCTGCTGCAGCGTGGCGACGGGGACGGCGATCGTGTCGGGGGTGGTGGCGGGGATGCCCGTAGACTTGGGCATAGATCTCTCCTCCTGGGTGACGGGTTGGCGGGATCAGGCGGGGCCGGGTGGCGCAATCACCTCGGCCTCGCCGCTGTTAGAGCGAGATGTTGGTGAGGAAGACGGAGAGCTGGTTGGCCCCGGCGGTAACGCCGTGGATGACGGTGTTGACGGCGTCGGCGGCGTTGGCCGGGCGGGTAAACAGGTAGAACCCGATGAACGCGAGGACCACGTAGAGGGCCACCTTCTTGAAGCGGTTCATGATCGTCCTTCACTCTCCGTCCGGCTGATAGGCGGACATCTGCGCGGTCACGTCGGACTCGCGGAACCGGTACTGACCGCCTGGAGTCCGCGTCGAGGGGAAGCGGCCGGATCGCGCCCACGCGGTGACCGTACGAGGGGCCACGTTGAACACCTCCGCAACCTCCCATCGCGTGAGAAGCCGCTCCGAGGATGGCCGCGACTGAGTTCTGGGCACGGCGAACTACCTCCAGGGCGTGATCAAGGGAATCGGACTTTCAGTCGTGTCTGCGCTGCTTGAGCGGACACGTACTCATGCTGTCTCTGGCAATCGCATAAGTCAAGCATTGCGCGAAAAATGCTTGAGATGGCGTAGGCTCAATCAAGCCAGGTTCCGCGTTCCCGCACATCAGCCCCGTCCGACGCATCAGCTCAGGCGGGGCTGATTGCTATAACCGGCGCAACTTGCGAGCATTGATGTCGGGAATGCGAACCGGAAGGACGAGACATGCACATCGATTTCCTGTGGAAAGACGACGCCTCGGGCGGCGGCGGATGCCCCGCGCTGTACCGCACCCCCGGCGGCTACGTCGTCCAGGGCAAGAAGCTCGACCCCGAAACCCGGGCGCAACTACGCCAACTCCTTGACGACGAGGACGGCGTGTTCGTCCCCGACAACGTCCTCGACCGCCTCAAGGACCTGGCATGACCTCAGGTCGACCGCTCACTCCAGAGGAGTTCGGGGAGGAGATCCACCAGTTCGACCGCGACGCCTTTCGACTCGAACTCCAAGACCAGTACCTGGAAGATGAAGAGACGAGCCTCTTCGCCGCATGGCGTCGCAGCGAACCCTTCCCGCCGACCAAGATCTACCGAGCGTGGTACGACCACATCGCCGACCACGTCCGAGCAGGCCGACACGTGCAACGGGTTCGTGTCCAGCAGGACCCGCCAACCCCCTACCAGCAGTTCGAACGCTGGCTCGACCACTGGAACGTCCAGGCCGGCGAAGACATCCGCTACCTCACACGGCAGCAGGCGCACGACATCGGCCTACTGCCATCGGCAGGCAACACCGACTGGTGGCTTCTCGACTCGAACAAGCTCATCGTCATGCACTTCGACGAGCACGGCCACCGCATCCACAACGAGCTGGTCACCGACCCGCAGGTCGTGACCCAGGCGTGCACGTGGCGGGACCTGGCAGTCCACCACAGCGTCCTGGCGACAGGCCAGAACGCGCCCGTCTGAAGCAGAAGGAAAGAACCGTGGAATCCCTCCAGGACTGGTTGACCCAGCCCGACGGCATCGCCACCCGCCTGCGCATGCTCCGTGCGCAGGCGGGTCTGTCCGGCAAGGCGCTGGCAGACTCCCAAAGCTGGGCGCAATCGAAGGTGTCCCGCATTGAGAGCGGCGCGCAGATGCCAAGCCCTGCCGACATTCAGGCATGGGCGGTCGCGTGCAACGTCGGCGGCGCCGAGTTGGACGAACTACTCCGCCTTGGCGACACTGCCCGGGGTATGCGGGAGGCGTTCCGATCCCGCATGGCTCGTGGTCAGGAACATGTGCAGGCTGACCACAACGACCTCACAGCCCGATCTCACCTGATTCGATACTTCGAGACTGTGTGGGTTCCCGGGTTCCTGCAGGTGCCGGACTATACGCGTCGGGTTCTCACAGAGATGACCAGCCTGCACGATCTCCAGATCGACGACGTTGACGCAGCCCTGGCCACGCGCATGCAACGTCAGCAGATGCTCTATGACCCCAGCAAGCAGTTCGAGTTCCTGATTTGCGAGCCGGTCTTGCGCTGGCTGATATGCCCGCCCGCAGTGATGCGCGAGCAGCTCGACCGGCTCCAGAGCGTCATCGGGCTCCCGCGCATCCGCTTCGGCATCGTCCCGATGGGCGTGGAGCTGACGACGACGCCGCAGAACAGCTTTCAGATCTATGTCGGCGCAGATGGGCCTGTAGTGGCCGTCGAAACGTTCATCACCGAGACGTTCGTCCGTGGTGACGAGGCGGAAGCCTACGAGCGTGTAATGGCCAGGCTCTGGGAGCAAGCTGCGACCGGGGATCAGGCTCGGCGGCTCATCATCGCTGCGATAGAAGCTCTCGAACCGTAAGACATCAACGAGCTGGCCACGGCCAGCTGAACCGAAGGAGTCATCTTGCAGGAGCCTGGCCGTACCTTCCGTGAGGCGTGGATCGCCGGCGTGCACCGGCACTTCCCGGGCGAGCCGAAGCCCGGCTACGTCACACCGTGGGAGGACACCCCGGATTGGGAACGCTCGGCCGCTGCGGCGGTGGAAGAGCAGGTGCGTGCGTTCGTCGATGCTTCAGCCGGCCGGACGGCGCGGTTGACTCGGGAGCAGCGCGGCCGGTTTGTCGCGATCTGCTGGACGGCGCAGATTTTCCGGCACTTCGACGATCCGAAGCCGTCGTACGTGGCCGACTGGGCCGACTTGCCGGAGTGGCAGAGGGAGACGGACGCCGACATCTTCGACCGCATCGAGCAGGTGCCGGTGTAGGGGTGAGCGGCAGCAGCGAGGCGGTGGCGGCTGCCGTCATCGTGGACTGCGGGCGGGTACTCCTCGCCCGCCGTCGCGTTCCTGCAAGCGCATCTCGTGTAGCCCGTCCGGTCTGCCCTAAAATGTCATGGTCAATTACAAACGGTTGCTCCCACGACGCCCGCCCTGAATAGCGGAATTAGGGCAGCCAATTCTTACCTATCAGGTATAACCTGCGGATTCGCTGGGAAAACGAGCAAATGTCACGATCCAATAACGCGCCTTGCCCCCCGCAGGAAGTAAGCGTTAGGTGACTGGAAGGCAGGAAACAGGACGAGTGGGGCGTCCCAAACCCGGGCCCAAGCGGGACCCCAAACGTCAGGAGGTGGCGGCGATCAACAACGACGTTGACCGATCGGTCCAGACAGGCGAAACAGCAGCAACCAGCACCAACGAAACCACCGGGGACGGCTTCCTGCAACGCCGCCTCGCGCGTGCCGAAGGCCTGCTCGAAGCCGCCCTTCGAGAAAACTTCCGGCTGACCTGCCAAATACGCGACCTCGAAATGGGCCAGATGCCGCCCGAAGTCGAACACGGCCTGGCCAGCCGAACCGCACGCATGCGCCCCCTCCAAGTCGTCGTCGACGGCCAACCCCTCATCCTCGCCATCCCAGCACGAGGCATCCAAGAACCGGCCACACGCCGCCAAATGTGGCGCAGCCTCCACGAACGGTACGGAACACAGGAGCAGTAGAAAGTGCAGCGCCCCGACCGCTGGGAAATCGTAGAAATCGTAGAAGTAGAAAACCTGCTAGAAACCCTCTTCGTGCCCGCCGTCGCACGCCCAAAGAACGACGAGCACCTCATCATCGAAGTCGACGCGTCCCTACGCGGACGGGCACGAGCCGAAGCGATCAGCACCGTCCACAAGTCGGCCAAACACCGCCGCCACAGGGAAGCCCTGCTACCCATCCCCATCCTGGTCGGCGCCTGGGAGGCGGTACGCGCCTCCCAGCGGGGTGCGGTAGCCTCCGCCGCTGTCGCAGCCACCGTCGCAGCCGGGGCGCTCAGCCTCGCCGTCATCGAGCGGAACCCTCCACCGCTCGCCCAGCCCAGGGCGACGGCGGTCAGCACCGCGACCACGTCCCTCGCCACACCACCAGCCGCGACACCGACCACCACCCGACCAACCACACAGCCCACCCCCACCAGAGCGAAGCCGACCACCCGGCAGGCCCGCAGTGAGGAACCGCCACCCGCCCGCACCACGCCCACCAGACAGCCCCAAAAGACAACGCAGCCAGAACCAGAACTGACCCGGCAGCCGGACCACCCCGACAAGCCCACCCCCACCCGCAGCCGCGCTTCAACCCCGCCCCGCACCCGGTCGGCGAGCCTGGCCCGGCAGCCGACAGCCGCAAAGGCAGCGGAGGAGGAGGGAAACGAACCGCTGCCCACGGTTGTCGTGCGGCCTACAGTGGACGTGCCGGCGACCATCCCGGCGCCGGTCCCGCAACTCGAACCGACAGCGGGACTGGAGCTGTCAACCGGCGGGCGGAACTGCCGGCTGGTCGAGGTCGAGGTCGGCGAACTCGTTCGCGTCTGCCTGTAGTTCTCGGAAGGTGTCACCATGGCGTACATCCGCCGCCTCGACAGCGGCCTGTGGCAGGCCACCGTCCGCATGCCCAACGGCAAACGCACCACCAAGTCGAACCGGCTCAAGAGCGTGGTCGAAAAGTGGGCCAAGCAGCTGGAAGCCAAATTCGACCAGGGCGACGTCCGCGACCCGAAGGCCGGCCAAATCAAGGTCGCCGACTGGTATCAGCGGTACGCCGCCTCCCGCGTCATCGAAGCCCCCACCCGCACCAAAAACGACTCACTGTGGCGCACCCACTGCCAGAACCGGTGGGGCGACTGGCCCATGCAGGCCATCCAACGCGTCGACGCCCAAGCGTGGGTAGGCGACCTGCAAGAAACCCGCCGCGCCCGCCACCAAGGCAAACCCGCCACCTCATTCGACGACCCTGACGAGATCCCGTTCATCAGCGCGGCCACCATCCACGACGTCGTCCACCTGATGACCGGCATGTACAAGGCGGCCATCAGGCAGGACCCGCCCATCGTGCTGACCAACCCGTTCGTTGACCTGGAGCTGCCGAAGCGGGGCGCCACGCAGGTGGAGTTCTACGAGCGCGCTGAGGCGGACGCCCTCTACGACGCTCTGGAGCGGCTGTACGGCCCGAAGTGGCGGACCCTGGCTGAGCTCGGTATGGACGTCGGACTGCGGCCGGGTGAGATCTACGGGCTGCACGGGCATCGGGTGGACTGGATCCGCGGGCTGCTGTCCGTGGTGGACGTGGCCACCCGGCAGGGCCTGCGCGAGTACCCGAAGAGTATGAAGTCGAACCGGACGGCCCCGGTGCCGCCCAGGACGCTGGAGGGGATGAGCCGGCTGATGCAGGGCCGGCAGCGTACCGGTCTGGTGTTCACGGCGCCGGAGGGCGGCCCGGTCGATGACGGAGACTTCCGTAACCGCGTCTGGTATCCGGCGGTGGAGGCGGCCCGGCTGTGCGGCGGCCGGTCGCCGGGGGAGGCGGGCGACCGGGAGGTGTTCGTGGAGGGGGAGTGCGGCGCGGTGTGCGACAGTGCGGCGCATCGGATCCGCCGGTTCTCGCCGAGGATCATGCGGCACACCGCGGCCAGCTGGCTCGTGCAGGACGGGGTGCCGTTGTACGACGTTCAGGCGCTGCTGGGTCACGAGTCGTTTGAGACGACGCAGCGTTACGCGCATCTGGCTCCGGACGCCCATGAGAAGGTCGTCGAGTCGTGGAAGCGGCGTGCGTCCGGCAACGCCAATTAG